TTGGTTCAAGATATTACAGGAGACGGCGACCAGGACAACAGCGATTTCGTAATTGCCTATAAGGAAGGCGATGGAGAGACGGACTTGAGTACCGATACGGTAGTTACTTTAAGTAATTCCAAGCATATGCTCCCAGGCAATAGTGGCGTTCAGAATCTAGGTTCCGTTGAGCTGCCTTATGGCAAAGTATTTAGTGATAGTCTGGCGGTTGGCGTTCACCCAACCTCGTTTGTTCCCTCAGCAAATCAGCTTCACGTTGCGGGAACCCAGGTTCTTTCAGGCGACACAACCGTTAAGCTTAGTTTGACTTCCACGGGGGCAGGTACTAGCGCAAGCCAGTATATATCCTGGGATCATCCCAGTGGCATCTCCTATCTGGGAACAGTCTGTTCCTCCATTCCTAATAATGATTCGGATGTTCCTACTAATTATATGGGAATTCTTGCGAACGATAATCTACCCTTATTTCTTGGACACGTAGGATTTCGACCTATTCGTATCGATTATGATGCCACCTCTGATAAGGGGAACGTAGTTATCGGTGATGATTCGGTCACCGCGCCAGTTAGTGGCGGTAGGTCGGTTTTAACTGTCCGCAATTCGGGACTCAGGGGCGCTCCTCTTCTTTCGCTGGAGTCTACAGCACCAAGTCCAGTGGCAGCACGGCCTAGTATACTGTATAAGACCGTAGGCTTTGGTAGAGGAGACGGTGGTCCAGGGAATTATTCCTGGTTGGGAGGGGCTTACAACAACGATCTTAGTTACAGACTGTCTTTTACTGGCCGCAGCGCCGAAGCCCAAGGCGGTACGGGTGACATGCTGATTGTCCATTCGCCCAGTGGCGTCGACGGAGATGCCCACAAGCCTGGTTCGGCTGGGGCTATAACTCCAGGACAAAGCGGCACACAGAATTTAGGACTGCCTGACCTATCGTGGCAGACAGGATATTTGGAGCACTTAGAGGCCACCAGTGGAATGTCGCTCGGAACAGGCGTAGGGTCTACTAATATTATAGATAACGCGCCCGACTTCCTAGTGAGTGGCGGTAACGTTATGGTGGGCACGGGTGCTCCAGGCGCTTATAAGGTTCACATTAAGGGGGCCACCCACGTAGAAGGAGCTTTTTCCGCTTCCAGCAAATCCTTCTTAATCGATCACCCTCTAAACCCAGGAAAAGTTTTACATTACGGGAGCCTTGAAGGTCCCGAATATGGAGCGTATGTCCGCGGTAAGCTGGAAAACAATAACGTAATTTCATTGCCTGATTATTGGACCGCCTTGGTAGATGCCGATACCATTACGGCTCAATTGACTCCTTATGGTTCGAGCCAAAGCCTTTATGTTCAATCAATTTCAAACAACCAAATCGTGGTGGGCTCCGATCAAGCCGAAGTTTACTGTCATTATTTTGTCCAGGCAGCGCGTAAAGACATTGGCCCATTAGTCGTAGAAAGAACTAAGGAGTAAAAAATTCAGCAGACCATCCGCCTGCTCCACTTCTCCCCAGACCCTCAGGACACCTACGATCCCACGGCATTGGGCGCCAATGGACGGCAGGACATTCCTCGGTATTTAGGGTTATGAAAAAAAATATCTGGCTCACTATATTTTCTTATCTTTTGCCTAGTCTGGTTTTATGTAGCGCATTGAGCATTGCAGGAACCGCCGCTTATTTTAGCATTATTGGACTAACCGCCCTATTTCCAGGTGCGCTTGCGCCAATTATTCTTATGGGGGTCGTTTTAGAGTGCGGAAAACTGCTTGGAGCGTTATGGCTGCATCAAAACTGGGCTAAATCCCCTCGTTTTATGCGTTATTATTTAACTTTCGCGGTTGTGGTATTAATGGGCATCACCAGCATTGGTATTTTTGGGTTCTTAGCTAAGTCTCATCTTGAACACCAAAAGGATGCACTGCAAGAAAAGGCAGCAATTACCCAGCTTAATGATAAAATAAATTTTGAGCAGAAGCTAATCGTCCAGCATACCTCTAATATTGATAAATTAAATACGCAAATAAGCTCCTTTAACAGCTTCAAGAAGGAAGATATCCAAACCGAAGAGAAACTGCTGCAGGAAATATACAAAAATTTAGAAAATGGCATCAAGATAGAACAGGGGCGCATAGTTTCCCTAACTGCTCGATTTGGGGAACTGGAGGCCGAAAGATTAGTGATTCAAAACGGAAGTTCCTTCTCAAAGAGGTCCAAATTAGAGAAACTTACAGAGCAGCAAGCTCCCGAACGCGAAGAAATAAAAAATAAAACCCGCGAAGCCAATGTTAAAATAGACCTACTGCGCCAAAACTCCGACAATGAAATTAAAAAATTAAGAGAGAAAATAGACGGCTTGCGGCAACAAAGCTTAGGGACCAAAGATCAAAGCCTAGAAGAAATTGATAAATACAATGCCTCCATATCTGTTTCTCAAAAAAATATAGATAGCCTAAACAATGAAAAATTTAAATTAGGAGATAAATTGCGCGCAATTGAAGTAGAAGTTGGTCCAATTAAATATGTCGCCGAACTTTTATCCAGCGTCTTAGGCAAAGAAATTCCTTTGGGCACCGCAGTAAAAACACTCATAATGAGTATTATTTTTGTCTTTGATCCGCTCGCGGTACTGCTCCTCTTGGCCTCAACATCGACCTTGCGATTTAAATTCATGTCGGCCCATGAAAAATTAAAGGCCGTAGCTAAATGGGGGTAAAAACCATTAATTAAAAAAAATATTGAAAACGAAAATTAAGCACAGTGGACTACATACAGCGTTGCAATAAACTGGAAATAATTCCCACGCACATGTGTAATAGTTACCAACTATATAATATTATTTTACAAACCCCACTCTATCACTCAATCTAAATTGGCACGAATCTTGCCTACATATATACAATGAAACAATTAATTACTACTCTCTTATTGTTAGGTGTTTTTTCTCTCAATGCAGCAGAAAAGAAACCTCTTAAACTTGAACGCCCTCAGCGTGCTGCGGCCCCTGAGATTTCCAAAGATCACTATGGAGCGTGGTTAGACAAAGACGGTTTTGTTAAACCTGGTCCCAAGATTAAAAATTGGATCGATGCGGATCGAGATCGTGTTGATGATCGATATCAGGCAGGACCAGGAAAGCCTGCTGGCAAGCCTCGTCCTGAAGTAAAGCCTAAACCTGAGCCTAAGCCTGAGCCTAAACCAGAGGTAAAGCCTAAGCCCGACAAGAAGACTCCTGAACGCCACTTCCCCTTGCATTGGGGACGACCGCCCGAAAGACAAACCCGTGATTTAGTAGATCTTCCTGGAAAGTTCGGTAAAGGAAGTAGCACGTTAGCCAAGTGGATTGAAAAAAACTTACGCGAAGACGGAGATTGGCATAAAAAGCCCCCCGCCCCAAAAAAGCCGCTGCTTCCCAAAGAAGGGGACCCTGAAGGCGAAAAGCCTAAAGCCAAGAGGCCCGAGCGCCCTACGCGACCAGAACTTCCAAGGGAGCTTAAGGCCAAACTTGATTCTTATAAAAAAGAAAAAGAAACCTTGGGACATGAGCTCAAGAAGGCTATCAAGGAACTCGAAAAGCCCAGTCGCAAAGCGGTAAAAGAAGTGGTGGAGGCGTTTCATAAAGCCCACAAGGATCGTTTTGAGGCCCAAAAGGAGCTCGGAAAAGAGATTAAAGAAGGGTTTAGGGCAACGAGGCCCGAAAGGCCCTCAAAGCCCGAAGTCTCCAAGGAGGTCGAAACTCTTCGTAAGCAGAGCGGCGACGTAATGAAGAAACTTCACGAGAGCAAAAAAGCTCTTATGGAAAAACTTAAGGCCTCCAAGCGTGAGGATCACAAAGATATCCTCGGAGCCTTTAGAGAGGAACAAGGCTCTTTAATGAACGAATTAAAAGATATTCAAAAACAAATTAGGGAAGAAATGGATAAAGGACGCCCTACGGATGAGGTTCATGAAAAGCGGCGCCCTCCCCGTCGCCCCATTAAAGAAAAGGAGCCTCACCAACGCAGGCCTGCGGATAGATCGTAAAAGTAGTCGTCCTATTCCTCAAAAGGCTCCCTACGTGGGAGCCTTTTTTGGAGGTCTTCTATATAGTCAAATACTAAAATTTTCTTATTCAATGCGGTAGGTTTAATTTGAGTTATTAAATAATTATTTCGATAAAGGCGCCTACAGACCTCCCTTGCATAGCGCTCTCCGACGACTACCACTATACAGGTCGTTTTTTTAACCTCTGAATATAATTGTATAATTTGATTACTATATTCTTCGCATATACTATAAGCTCTTTCATGCATGTCTGAATATACACTGCGCCACTTTCTAATAGAAAAGCCCTTCGATGCGCATATCATATAGGTATATGAAAAAATTCTTATCAAAGTTCGCAATCGGTTTATTGTTGATGTTTTCTAGCGCACAGGGCGAAGATACCCTCGAACGCAAAAAGGTTTCGGAGCATTTGCAAAATATTTCTGTGACCATCAAATCACAGGGAGAATATAGCACCTCTGAAGGGTCAGGGGTTTTAATCGTAAGAGAAGTCAAAGGCGAACAAGTTACCTTTGTATGGACCGCAGCTCATGTTATTGATAATTTACGTACGGTTCGCGAGGTTATTAATGAAGAGGGTCAGGCACGTAAGGTTGTAGAGTTTAAAGATCCCCAAATTGTCAAAGAGTTAATTGAGAATGGCCGTCGGGTGGGAGAAATTAAGATGGATGCCGTAGTAGTAAAATATTCTGACGCTGAGGACGGACACGATCTAGCACTGCTAATGGTGCGCGCTAAAGACTATGGAAAGGGAAGCGCATCATTCTTTTTAAACAAGAAAGACCCAATTGTTCCCATCGGTACCCCCTTATATCATGTAGGCTCGCTTTTGGGACAAATGGGAGCTAATTCCATGACTTCAGGAATTGTTTCGCAAGTGGGGCGCACATCGGGCAAGGTGGAATTCGATCAAACTACCGTTACCGCATTCCCAGGTTCTTCAGGCGGCGGCGTCTTCCTTCAAGATGGCCGTTATATGGGGATGTTAGTACGAGGAGCGGGGGAAGGTTTTAATTTAGTTGTTCCCGTGCGGAGAATGATGGAGTGGGCTAAATCTACTAATTTATTGTGGGCGCTTGATCCTGAGCTAGAGGTGCCCACGCTGAACGAAATTGAAGCAATTTCAGTAGAAGATGCGGGGCTAAAAAGGAAGAGGGGAGGGCGCCCCGACAAGAAAAAATTTCCCTTTCTTATTAAGACGGTAGCCGCTGCCCCGCTTATTTTTGGGCCGCAGCTTGAGCGGTGACGGATTAGATTAGTCGTGCCTTGGGCGGAGATGGCGGGACGCCGTAAAGGAAATCTATGAAGCGCTTTAAAATTTCGAGCTCTTCAGCATTTAATTCACTTAGTTCTCGCTCTATTTGCTTCACTTCCGCGGGAATCAAAAAAGGTCGATTAATTTTTTTAAGTCTAATACTCGTCATCCCTCTTACCTTTTCTATAATAATAAATTTATCAGGCTGAGGTGGAGGACTTGGAGAGGATATGGCCTTTTCCGTAAGGCAGCCTGGGGCGACCAGCAATAATATGAGAACAAATATCTTTTTCCGCATGTATAATAATACACTTTCGTATTGACTTTACCGAGTATTCATGCTAAACTAAGTGGTTTAAATGAAATTCAACAAGCGCCACATTATAGAAAAACTAATTATTATCCCCGCCAAGGGTCGCCGACCCTTCTGGGCCAAACAGATGGCAATTCTTAACAAGCTCCTGAAAAAATTTCCCAGCCAAGAGTTTTGGAGCAAGGTATGCTTTCCGAAAAAATACGAGGGAATGGAATATCTTATGAGTGAATATGGAGTTAAATTATTGGAACAAAAATATCGTGATTTTAATTACAAAATCCCCCCTCCTCCCAAATTTTCCTTTGGGAATAACAAAATAGGAGAGGCGCCCAAATTACCTCCTAAAACCCTTAATCTTAGACAGTTTTTACAAGATGACTAAAGCAGTAACCTCTTCCTCCGAACAAATAAAATCCTTTCTCCAAGACAAGGAGAATAAAAAATATCACTACAATGATTATGAGGAATTAAATTATAAAATTCCTTGTGGGAGCCTTAATCTTGACCTGGCTTTAGATGGAGGATTTCCCGCGGGGGTTCATCGTTTTACAGGAGTAAATGAAGGGGGTAAAACTTCTTGTGCGTTAGCTGTAGCCAAAAACTTTCAAGATTATTTTAAAGAAGACGGAAAAGTTATCTACATTAAAAGCGAGGGGAGGCTCGGCCCTGAACTCATAGAGCGCTCGGGCATTGATGTCTCCGAAGAAAATTTTTTTAAATTCGATTGCAATATATTTGAAAAAGTTTTTGACTTGATTAGGTTGCTCGTAGATGAAAACCACGAAGACAAGAAGTATTTATTTATTATTGATAGCGTGGATGCATTATGTCGCCAAAACGATTATAATAAGCCTTTTGTAGAAAGCGAACAGGTGGCGGGGGGAGCCTTAATCACTTCGGTCTTTTTAAAAAAAATGGTACTTCCTATCATGAAGCTTAACCATATGATGATCTTAACCTCTCAAGTGCGCGTAGAGGTTGCGACGAATCCTTACGCAGCCCGTGGAGGCCCCAAAACCAAACAGGCGGGCGGCAACGCCATTAAGCATTATGCTAATTTTATCCTTGAATTTCAAGATAGGTATACCAGCGACATTATTTTTGAAAATCCCAGCGCAGCAAAACTGCAAGACAAAGGCTCGCCCCTCGGCCATTTTTGTAAAGTAATTTTTCGCAAAAGTATTAACGAAAAAACAGGAGCTCAGGTTCGCTATCCTATACGGTATGGACGTAAAAGGGGTACCTCGGTATGGGTAGAGCGAGAACTCATCGAGTTGTTATATCTCTGGGGCTACTTAGAAAAAAAAGGCGCCTGGATTTCTTTTGACGCAGACCTTGTAAAAAAAATTAAGAGCGATGGAATAGAATGTTCTGAAAAAATTCAAGGCGAGCCCAAGCTCGTGGAATACCTCGAGCGCAATCCTGAACTCCAGGGGTTTCTCCTGGCTTACATAAAAGAAGAATTCGCCGCTTTGTGAAGTTTATAACTTTAGGCGGAAAAGAACGTAGGATTTTAAGGCTTAAAAAATACCTTATTGACTGGGACGGTAAAAGCAGGAGCAAGCTACAGCGGGGCGTTAAAAAATATTTAAAAAAACACTGGCGCCACCATATAGTTTTTGAGGAGTTCCCCGTAGCGGGAAGCAGAATGACCTTTGATTTTTATAATTCCAATAAACGCATTGCTATCGAAGTGCAGGGCGCGCAACATGACAAATATGTACCCTTCTTTCATGGCCGCAACAAAATTAACCACATCGCTCAATTAAGGCGCGACGTGAATAAAGAAAAATTTTGCGAGCTTAATTCTATTACCTTAATACAAATCCTTTCCACTGATATTTTAACCGATGACTTTTTTCGCAGATGTGGAGCAATAACATAATTAAGTGTATTATATAATATGCCTCTTTTTGACGCCAACAATGAGGACCTGAGCCCCTTTACTCTTCCTGAGAGCACTCTTTTACAACTTTTTGAATTAACAGGAGGTGTGGATTCCCATAAAGGTATTATTTTGGCCTATGTAAACGAAGACGGTGCGCCTGTAATTTTCTCCAAGACCGCTAATCAAATAGTGGAGATGGGACTCCATCGCGCCCTGGAGCAGTTTGTGAGTGAAGCCAAGGTAGGCACGGGGATAGAATTTCCCCCGTCTAGCGAGGAATGACTTGACAAATCATTCTATTTCTGTTAACCTAGAGTGAATGATTCACTCAAAAGAACTAGAAAAAAACCTTTTAGCTGCATTACTTCGTTTTCCTCATAAGTACGTGGAGATTGCCAGCTTTATAGATGAAAATGACTTTTATACAGAAACCAGCATTGTCCACCAAACCCTATTTAAAGTCCTTAAAACTGCTCTAGAATCAGGGGATGCCATAAATGATGTAATTTTATCCGAAAGAGTTAAGAGTTTTATTTCTTCTTTCGAGGATAATATTAACATTACGGAGTATATCAAATCTCTTTCCTTGATAAAAATCGCAGACGAGAGCGTGGTGGCCCTCGCAAAAGAACTAAAAAAACATACCGTTAGGCGTGAGATTTATAATTCCTCCCTTAAGGTGGCGGATAAAATGAAAAGGCTCCCGCGCTCCTCTTCTTTTGACGAGATTATTTCCACGGCTGATTCCGCTTATAATGAACAAATTAATCTCTATTTAATGCGAGAGGATGCTCCCCGCAATATATTTGAAAAAATGGAGGCCATGGTTGAGGACCGCGGAGAAAACCCCGATAAATATAAAGAGGCGGGATTCATGTCTCCCCATCCTCGCCTTAATGAAACCTATGGTTCGCTTTTGCGGCCAGGAAATATTACCGTCATTGTGGCGCGTTCAGGAGTGGGAAAAACTTCTTTTTGTTTAAATTTCGCCACTAAAGTTTCGGCGGCCTATAACCATACCCCCGTCTTACATTTTGATAATGGCGAGATGAGCGAGACCGAAATCATCATGCGCCAATGCGCCGCCCTCTCAGGTGTTCCTCTTACTTTTCTTGAAGACGGCAAATGGCGGCAGAACGAGGATTTTGTAAAAAAAGTTAGAGAGACGTGGCCCAAAATCAAAAATATGAAATTTTATTATTATAATGTGGCAGGTCTTACCGCAGACAGCATGCTTAATATTATTCGTCGCTTTTATTACTCCAAGGTAGGCCGCGGAAATAAAATGATTTTTAGCTTTGATTATATTAAAACTGCGGCCGAACGTTCAAACAACAAAAGCTCTTGGGAGTTAGTGGGCGAAATGGTAAACAAGTTTAAACAACTTATCCACAAAGAAATTATTTTTGATGAAGAGCCCGTCATCTCCATGCTTACTAGCGTTCAAAGTAATCGTTATGGAATTACTCATAATCGTACTTCTGATGCTGTGATTGAAGATGAATCTATTGTGGCCCTTTCTGATCAAATAACACAATACTCTTCGCATATGTTTATTTTACGCCAAAAAACCCTTGACGAAATGCAGTCTCACCCTGCGGGTTGCGGTACCCATAAACTTATTTGCGTTAAATATCGTCATTTGGGCGAAGATGTTCATCGTGCCCTCCAGCCCGTCGAGTGGATAGACGGTTCAAAAAAGAAAAATGCTATTTTTCTTGATTTTGACAATTTTGATATTACTGAAAAAGGAGACCTTCGCGATTTGGCGCTTCAACTCTCTACGGATCTCGTTCTTGAGTCCAGTGACCCAATCGACCTTTTATGAAATTAAACCCTAGCGAAATCGAAGAAATTTTAATATCTTTGGGATATAACCTCACAGATCAGGGTTCCTATTGGCAAACCAATGCAGTTTTTAGAAATGGCGATAACAAAACCGCGTTACAAATATATAAAGACTCGGGGGTATGGCGGGATTATGTGGCCCAAACCGCACCGATGCCCTTTAGAGCGTTGCTTGAAGCTCATTTAGGGACTAACGCATCCAAAGAAATCAATAAATATCTTAAGACAGAGACTAGAGGCTCTTTTTACAAAAAACCTCAAAATGACTATAAAATAGAAATGGAAGAATTACATTCAATGCAGGAATTAAAAAAATTCTTGCCTCATTATAAATTTTACAACAACAAGGGAATTTCAAGCGGCCTCTTGCAAACCCTCAAAGCAGGACTTTCCACCCAAGGGCAATTGTACCAAAGATTTGTCTTTCCAATTTTTAATTCCCATCAACAGATACATGGTTTTGCGGGGCGCGACATGGCAGATCATCCTGATCGGCCCAAATGGAAGCATGTTGGTAAAAAAACACAGTGGGTATATCCTCTTCATATTTACCCTTCTACTCGCGACGCTATTGTCGCAAATGGAGTTATTTTGGTGGAGAGTATTGGAGACATGCTCAATTTAATAGAAAATGGTTTTAGCAATGTATTGGTGGTTTTTGGCCTCGATGTTTCTCCTGCCCTTATGTGCTCCCTAATTGCTCTTGCGCCATCATCTATTACTCTTTCTCTCAACAACGATAAGGAAAGCGCCGTAAATCGCGGTCTTTTGGGTTGCTGTAAAAATTATCTTAAACTCCTTACCCACTTTGATCCTGAGCTCATAAAAATTTGCCTTCCCGTGAAAAATGATTTCGGAGAAATGGAAGCCGAAAACTTTGAGAAGTGGGAAACAAAACTCAAGAATACCTCTCTTTCGGATCAATTACCTTATCTTCTAGAATATATGCAAAAATTTCATAACGACAAGCTTATTTCCAAAAATCTTTATAAAAATATTAAAATATTAAAAAATTTATGAACCCCCTTAGCGCTAGCCGCATAAAACTAGCCAAGCAATGCAGCTGGCAGTATTGGTGCAAATACATACTCAAGTTACCTGAAACGACTAATGAAGGCGCCAGTCGGGGATGGATTGTGCACCTCATTTTGGAGTTATTAGCTCACAAAAAACGCAAGAAGCGTTTGGCCGCAGTGCGGAAGGCGGGCTCCATTCTACAAGACGCCCCTTTAAAAAGATTGGCTTTGTACCATGCCGCGCGCTTGGCTGTTGATGATGAGGAGAATGTCGCTTTCATCGACACAATGATTCTTAATGGGCTCAATTATGACTTCAATGGAGACGCCCAGCAAAAACCGAAGAAAATCTTTAATGAGTACAAATTTGACATAACTCTAGACACGGAAGATTCTCAATGCAGGGTACTGGGTTTTATTGACAAATTATTTATTTATAAAGACGGCTCGGCCCTCATCCGCGACTTCAAGACGAGCAAACAGGTTTTCAAGGGAGGGGATATCACAGATAATCTTCAAAACCTTATCTATTCCCTTGCGACCAAGGAACTATACCCTGAGGTCAAAAAGGTTAATTGTGAATTTTTATTTCTTAAATTTCCTCTTCATTCCGATCTTTTAGGAAGTCCAGGCAAAGGAGCCCTTCGGCTCGAGGAAGTAAGTGACGAGGAACTTGAGGGGTTCAAATATCAGCTGGACGCCACTCAAAAATATTTAGATAACTTTAGCGACGTCACCGCCTTAAGCAACATGGCCGCGGTTAAAGGTTATCCCAAAGATGGTACCTTTGGAGGACCTTTGGTCTGTGGGCGCGAAGGCTTTAAGCAAAGCCGTGGGGAACTCGTGCTAGACGCCCAAGGTAATAAAATACCTAATTATATTTGCCCCTATCGCCAAGCAAGAGACTATTATGTCTTACTTGATAAAAACGGCAAAATACTTAAAAGCACCTTTGCGGAAACCCCCGAAGAACTCGTGGCAGATGATGCGGCGGGCGAGAAAATAGAGTGTCGTAATTATAACGGCTGCCCCCACTGGAATAAGGAGACAAAAGATGAGTTCGACTTCTAATGCCGCAGGAATTTTAATTCAGCATAAAAATAAGTTTCTATTATGTAAACGTGCTGTTTTTGGGCTGCCCCTTGATGGGTTATGGTGCATTCCCGCAGGAACCCAAGAAGAAGGAGAAGACACTTCCCACACTGCGCTCAGGGAATTATATGAAGAGACCGAAATTTCATTACTTCCTACCGATTTAGGGGATTTTTTAACGTGTGAAGAGCGCTCCGACAGGAGGGGGAAGTTTTTTTTGTACCATTACTGTTCCCCTGTCCTCCTGCATCCTACCCTTAATTTTGAACATGAGGGCTACGCTTACTTCACCCCTTCGGAACTTCCCGTTGCTATGTTGTCGTCTACGCGCGACACCATACTTTCCTTGACAACAGGCCAAAATTAGAGTATTATAGAAAAATGACGTTCCCCTTTTTTAAGTCGCATTATAGCATTGGCAAGTCTATCCTGACTCTGGCGGATGCGAAAGGAAATTCGCAAGGCTCTGATAGTGTTTTTGAAATCGCACAAGAAGAAGGGTTAAAAGAATTATTTTTAGTAGAAGATTCCTTAATTGGATTCCTGGAGGCACTACGCGGTTGCGAAAAGCACGACCTTAATTTGCGCTTTGGATTGCGACTTACTATATGCGATTCGCTTGACGAAGAGCAAGTTCAATGCGAGCACAAAGTAATAGTTTTTGCCAAAAATGCGGGAGGCTGCCAGGCCTTAAATAAAATTTATAGTTTCGCCTTTACGCAAGGTAACGGGAGAATCGACTGCGCAAATCTAAAAAAGCTATGGTCCGCAGGGGACGTGAGTCTCGTAATTCCCTTTTATGATTCTTTTATATTTCAGAATTTATTTTATTTCGCTGGGTGCGTGCCTGATTTTTCGTTCACCAAGCTTACTTTCTGTATTGAAAATAATAATCTGCCGTTTGAGGGGTTGTTGACGAGAAAGATTGTTGAATATATAGAAAAAACAGGAGGGGCGCCTACTTTGCGAGCAAAGAGTATTTACTATAAAAACCGAGAAGACTTTGAAGCCTTTCAGACTTATAAGTGCATCTGTCGGCGTCAATTTTCTCGTAAAGCTTCGTTGGGAAATCCTAATTTAGAGCATTGTGGCTCACGAGAATTTTCGGTAGAAGCGTGGCGCGGTGAAAAGGAGGGATCATGAAGGAGTCTCTTCTTAGATTTGCGCATGCGCAACCTTATATTTTGTTTGACTTCGAAACGTGCTCCCTTAACCTGGGCTCATTGGAAAACAAGCCCTGGCAATTAAGCTTTCTCATAGCTCAGGGCAAAAAGATTATCACTAAGCAGAATTATTATTTAAATTGGGAGCATTTGCCAATTTCGGCTGAAGCGCGAAAGATAACTCGGTTTAATGAAAAAAAGTATCGTAAGGCTGCGGTTGAGCCGCTAGAGGCTCTACAAAAATTTGAGGAATTCATCTATAACCCCAAGTACAAAATAGTGGGCCATAATATATTAGGCTTTGACGTATATATTCACGGAATTTTACGGTCTCTATGCGGGAAAGGGTCAGACTATTCCTATATGGAAAGATGCATCGACACCAATTGTCTTGCAAGGGGAATCAAAAACCAAATCAAGCTGCAGACAGGGGAAGATTTCTTGGGGTGGCAATATAAACTTTTACATCACCGCAAGAGAGGGGTCAAAACTAACCTTAAGCAACTGCTTAAAGATTACAGCATAGAATTTGAGGAGAAAAAATTGCATGACGCCCTTTACGACATAGAAGTTAATTTTAAGGTTTTTCAAAAGCAATTGTGGGATATCGAGGTATGAGCGACTTCACAAAATCCTTTTCTTCTTATGAGGGGTGCGTCCCTCCTGGGGTCTTATTGCCGCAAATCCAGATAGATTCCAAGTATTATAAAGAAGTAATGACCGAGGGCGTAGTTGAGGAAATTTCGAATTTCGAATTCTTGCGGCGCATGTGCATCAAGGGTTTGCGAGAACTAGGAATAGATAAGCTGAAAAATAAAAAGGTTTATTATGAGCGGGCAAAAGAAGAGCTGTCTATTTTGAAGGAGCTGGGATTTGTTGATTATATTTTATTAAATTGGGATATTTTAAATTTTTGTCATGAAAATGATATCCCCACAGGACCAGGTCGCGGGTCCGCGGCAGGGTCTTTGGTTTTATTTCTTTTGGGGGTTACTAAAATTGATCCCGTAAAATATGAGTTGTTTTTTGAGCGCTTTGTGTCGCAGAGTCGGGCGCGCCAAATAGAGCATAAGGGAGTTACTTACTTAGATGGAAGTCTTTTGGCCGATGTAGACAATGACATTGCCTATGAGCACAGGCAGCGAGTGGTGCAATATATTGAAAGTCGTTATCCTAATAGGACGGCAAAGATTTTAACCCTCAACACTCTAAGCGGAAAACTTTGTATTAAAGAATGTGGAAAGCTGGTAGGCGACTTAAGCGAACAAGACGTAAATGTAGTAAGTGATTATATCCCGAAGGTTTTTGGAAAGGTCATGAGGCTAGAAGAGGCCGTTGAGGAAAGTGAAAAATTTGGAGAGTGGGCCATAGCAAACAAAAAAGTTTTTAAGGTGGCTCTCAAACTACAAGGCCTCAATAAGAATACAGGAATACATCCGTCGGGCATAGCTATTTCACATCAGGAGTTAAGCAGCGTGTGCCCTCTACATAAAAATGCCGAAGGGGCTCTGGTAACGGCATACGATATGAATTGGGTGGCGGAATTGATGGTAAAATTTGACATTTTGGGGCTTCGAACACTGAGCGTGGTTTATAATACGTGCCATCAGGTAGGCATTAATCCTGAATCGATTAAGCTTGACGACGGGGAGCTTTATGAGCATTTAAATAATTTAAAGTTGCCCCACGGCCTTTTTCAGATCGAGGCCGAAACCGACAAAAAGGTATGCCAGAAAATCAATCCCCGTAATTTGGAGGAACTAAGTGCGGTGGTCGCGATTGCACGCCCAGGCGCATTAGATTTTTTACCCAATTACGCCGAATATCGGCGAACAGGAGAGTTCCAAAGTGTGCATGCCTTTTTTGACGACATCCTTTCTTATACGGCAGGCATCCCCCTCTATCAAGAGCAATTAATGAGAATGGCGGTAAAGGTAGGATTCACTCTGGATGAAGCCGAACAATTAAGGCGCATAGTAGGCAAGAAAAAGGTGGACCAAATGCCTGAATGGAAAAATAAAATTCATGAAAAAATTCTTGAAAAGAATCTGCCTAGTGAAGTGGCGGATGTCCTATGGAAGGTTGCGGAAGATAGCGCAAATTATTCTTTTAATAAAAGCCATTCTATCGCGTATGCAACCTTAGCTGCGTGGACAACATATCTTAAATTCAACCATCCCCAGGAATTTTTCTTGAGCTTATTAAGGATGACGCAGTTTGAACCTAGCCCTCAGGAAGAAATATCGGCCATCGCCAAGGAAATACCTTTTTTCGGCATGAGGTTGTTGGCTCCTGATATTGTGAAATCAGGGATGGATTTCGCTTGTGAGGGTGAAAATATTCGATATGGTTTGAATAGTATCAAGGGGATCAGCGATAAATCCTTAGAGGCTTTAAATACGTTTCGCGCCGCCGAAGTGCAAAATAAATACGATATCTTTTTGACGGCCAAAAGTTGTGGTTTAAATATAGGCATCCTTTCGGCGCTTATTCAAGCTGGCGCTTTATCTAGTTATAAAACCAATCGTTGTCGTTTAGTATTGGAAGCTCAGGCTTTTAATATTCTAACAGATAGAGAAAAAAGAAATTTTATGGAGTTGGGCCCTAAATATAACTGGGATATTTTACAAAGCATCGTGGATGTTGTGAAAAGCGATGCCCTTGGGGATGATGGGAAAACTTTAATGAAAAAATCTCGCTTTGATACATTCAAAAAGAAATATGACAAATATAAGGCGATTTATAATAAAAATAAAAAGCATGAGAAATTTGCTAATTGGTATTTTGAAACCCAGCTTTTAGGTTATAGTTATAGCGAAAATTTACGAGAAGTGTTTCGGACGTCCCCCAATGAACTAAAGGATGCTGTCCATTTTGATGAGATGAAAAAAAAGGAGTCCGCTAAATTTGTGGGTGTCGTTGAGGACTGCTTTAAAAGAAAGAGTCGTAATAACAATGATTACATGCGGCTCGTGATTTCAGACGAGAAAGGATTTATTCCTTGCTTAATGGCTAATGGAGCTATGCGTACGCAGCACGGTTGGCGGCAAAGCAAAAAACTGGATGATTTTATTGCTCAGAATGGCGGGATTGCAGAAAAGGGGAATATCGCCGTAGTGGTGGGGCAAAAAGGGGAGGATATTTTATTTGCCGATCGTATTTCCATCATGGATCAAGCAATATACATGAAACTCAGCGAATTAAAGTAGTGTAAATAATATCATCATAAATGACATCAAATTTAAAACCTAATTTTACCCCTCGCGCCCAACAAGCGCTGCAACTCTCTAAAGATATCGCATTTTCAATAGGGGACCCCAAGGCGGGGGCAGAGCATCTTTTTATAGCTCTTTTTTCTCAAGGAGGAGGCGCCTTGCATGAAATACTCTCCAGTTATGATATTGACAATGAGGCCCTGAGAGAAAAAGTGTTATCCATCACTCCTCCTATTAAAAAACTAGACGATCGCATTACGCCTAAATTTGCCTCTGAAATTAATTTAATTATTGAATTTGCTCAACGCGTTTCGCAGGAATTTGATCATAATTATATCGGCACGGAACATTTATTTGTAGGGGTGGCCGAGCTAAATAAAGGAAGTATTAAGGAGACGTTGAAGGGTTTAAATATCTCAGTAAAGGAAATCTGCTCTAAAATTAAACTTTATTTTGTAGACTCGACAGCGTTTCATGACATTCAGGAGGCCTCTTATGTGGCTCCCCCTAAGCCTTCGAGGACCTTAGAAAACTTAGAGCAATTTGCCGTGAATTATAATAACTTGGCATTGGAGGGCAAATTTAACAAGCTCATTGCCCAGGATGAGCGGATTGTTCAACTCGCCGAAATTTTATGCCGCAAAAACAAAAACAATGCTTTGCTCCTCGGAGAGCCTGGAGTGGGGAAAACCGCATTAGTAGAAGGCCTTGCTCAGAAAATCAGTGATGGATCAGCCCCCGATTTTTTGCTTCCTAATGTTATTTATGGCCTAGATCTAGCTTCAATGGTGGCAGGGACCAAGTATCGTGGGCAATTCGAAGAAAGACTTAAAAATGTACTTAAAGAAGTTCAAGGTAATCCTAATATAATTTTATTTATCGATGAGCTTCACACATTAGTGGGAGCAGGAAGCGCAGAAGGAAGCATGGATGCCGCCAATATCCTAAAGCCTGCGCTGGCCCGTGGAGAGATTAAATGCATTGGCGCCATCACCTTTAAAGACTATAAAAAAAACGTGGAGAAAGATGCGGCGCTAGCGCGCCGCTTTCAAACGTTAGATATTGAGCCTCCGAGCCCCGCCGAGTGCGTGAAAATACTTGAAGGCGTAGCCGAGGACTACGAAGAATTTCATGGAGTTGAATATCCTCCTTCCGTCTTAAAAGAGGCTGTAGATTTATCAATTAAATATATTAATGATAAAAATCTCCCTGACAAGGCTCTTGATTTAATTGATCAGGCGGGAGCAAAATGCAAAGTTCAGCACACGCACCGCCCCGATCGAGCCAAAGAGTTAGAAAAAGAACTGTATTTACTCACCGAAGAGCCCGAGTCCCTGGAGGCGATGTCCCTAACGGCTACCACGGAAGACCTCCTAGAGGAATATAAAACTATTATGGATGCGTGGGGCGACGAGATGGAAAAACAAGAGCTAATTGTAACTTCCGCTTATTTACACAAAATTATTTCCGAAAAATTGGGCGTTCCTCTTGGAAAAATTACTGCCTCCACTAAAGATAAAATATTTAATCTCAAAAAGGTTTTAGCGCGGAAAGTAGTAGGCCAAGACCACGCTGTTAAACCTTTGGTCAATACAATTTTACGTAATCATGCGGGTCTGAGTGATCCCAATCGTCCTTTAGGTTCATTTTTCTTTTTGGGGCCGACGGGGGTTGGAAAAACCTATTTGGCTAAAATATTGGCCGAAGAACTATTTGGAAAGCCCGAAAATTTTATCCACCTAGACATGTCGGAATATTCCGAAAAAACTAACGCCACTCGCTTGATTGGGGCTGCTCCAGGATATATAGGGCACGAAGAGGGGGGGCAACTTACCGAAAAAATTCGGCAGAAGCCTTATTCGGTAGTATTGTTTGATGAACTTGAAAAGGCGCATCCTGACGTCATACTTCTATTGCTTCAGATTCTTGAGGAAGGGAGGCTAACCGATAGTTTTGGCAAACAAGCTAGTTTCAGGAATTGTATTATAATTGCAACGGGAAATTTTGGTTCCGATCTTTTAACCAAAAGGGGCATTTCTTTCGGGGAAGCGGTGGATCCCAAGTTGAACAAAATAGAATTAATTAAAGAAGCTAAAAAATTCTTTAAGCCTGAGTTTATAGGGCGTCTAGATGAGATTACCCTTTTTAATGAGCTCTCCATAGAAGAACTAACTCAAGTATGCGCCCTCAATATCACTACTTTACGCCAGACACTTCGCGCCAAGGGAATTGTCCTGCGTGTTTCTACAAAGGCCATTAATTATTTAGCGCACAAAGCGTTCGAAGAAAATGCGGGGTGTCGCCCCCTGCGTCGTTTGATTCAAGATCACATTGAAACCCCTGTGGCCACTAAGATCTTAGATGGCGCAGAGATTTCGCGCATTTCAGTGGGCTGCAAAGACAATAAACTCTATATTAAATAAAAATGCTCACACTGGCATTGGCCGCACTAAGCCTGGCGGCCTCCTTTTGGCTCTGGAACTCCTGGCGCAATATTAAAAAATTAAGATGGCGCTACAAGAAGCTTTATAGCCAGAAAAAACAAAGCGAAGTGCGCCTGGGGCAAATCACCGAGCAGCTAGTTCCTTTTTTAAATCAATTCCCCTATGATCCTACACGCGCTCAATTTCTGGGGCAGCCTATCGACTACATCATATTTCAGGATAATAAAATAATTTTCGTAGAAGTAAAAAGCGGCAATAGCAGACTTAGCAAAAAACAAAAATTAATTAAATCAAATATCGAAGACGGCAATGTAGAGTTTCATGAAATAAGAATAAAATAAGTCTAGATTTTTTGGGCCACAATACTATAATATAATTCAAACAACAATCATTCCTTTTAGTAGGAATACAAAATGAAAAATATTAAAATGAAAAACAAAGTCTATACTATAGATTGTGGTAAAAATAGTGCCACTATCTACGACGGCGCACTAGTTAAAACCGTTTCCCGTGAAGAGCTTTTGTCTCTTCCGAGCTCGCTAGAGGGCGGCTCTACATTAATTGGAGAATACTCTCATTTCGGCTGTCCTCGCAGAGAGCTCTCTTTGTCCCAACCATTTACCGAGCAAGAGCTATTGGTGTGGTATAGGGACCTTAAGAAAAATAATGTGCAGCTAAAGCTTTTTCCGCAGCAGTCTACGCCAAGAGCCTGCGTTTATACTTTTGGCTATGAAGTTGACGAAAAGGGAAATAGAAAAATAAAAAAATCTGACGAAACCGATCCTATTGCAATCTTTAACTTGGTGAGGGATTTTCCCAATACGTCGCTAATGAATCCTCCTCGCTCTTTCGCGGAAGACAAACTCAGGGAAGAAGGTAATTTTTGGAAATCCCAGACTAATGCAATTTTAAATGAGGCGCGCACGAGTTATCAGAACAAAGGCTTTGAGGATGCGAATACCGCTTGGCTCAATGAAAATCTTGATGTTATTGCAGCTCAATTATCGCCAACAACCAAGTCTGTTTTTGGCCTCGATAAAGTTTATAAAGTAGGCAAGCTCAAGGGGGAGCTTAAACGCACCCAGATGAGGGTGCCCCAACTCTATAGTGTCCTGTCTTTAATGCGCACCCATCAGGGCGAACTAAGAAAAAGAGAATTGACAAGTGCGCTTCCAGGCTGGAAGTTTATAAAGCGATATGTTTTATGCATGTCTCCCTGTCACTTCAAGGGGGGCGTAGGAAGAAGCAACCTCTATTGGCATGGTTTGCGATTTTGGGTTATCGCAAGGGCTAAAGAAAACGACCAGTTAAATCTTAAAGGAAAAAATAGGGGAGAGTTTTCCAAGGAAGAAGATGCCGCTTATTTAAAATATCGAGCGCAATACTGCGCAGCAATTAAAGAATTGTTTGTAACATTTAAAATAATGCTTGAAAAATGAGCGGGGTTCATGAAGTCACTCCATAACCTGGAGTTCAGATTCTCATCCCGTGCGCTGTCGGAGTTCATCCAGTCATCCTATTAAGTTAGAGTTCACCAGCTTATTCCGAAGCGTAAATAACCTTAAAAGCGCCGTCGGGGTTCACTATATTATTCCCTTGAGTGGGAGTTCAAACTATCACCCCGAGGCGCAAAACCTTTCAGCTTGACTTTTTTTGTTTTTTATGCTAAAGTTGTAGCATAATGAAAAATCTATTACATAAAACCAAAACTTATTTGGTTGGCCACATGCAGTATCTGGAAGGGCGCGATTGGCGTGGCGAAGTGGCAGATAAACTTGGGGCATTAGGTATTACATGTTTTAATCCATACAATAAGCCGTTCATTAAAGACGTGGAAGAAGATGAATCCACTCGCGAAGAGATGGAGGTTTGGATGAAGACCAAACAATATGATCGGGTCACTGAAAGAATGAAGTGCGTAAGATCGTATGATTTAAATTTAGTAGACCGCTCTGATTTTATTATTGCCCACCTAGTTCCAGATGTGGCAAGCTGGGGAAGCGCAGAAGAAATTGTTACGGCCGTACGCATGAAGAAGCCTATTTTTGTGAGCATGGAGGGAGGAAAGTGCAAAACGCCGCTGTGGATGCTGGGCATGTTTCCTCATAAATATATTTATAATTCTCTCGAAGAAATTGTGGAAATGCTTTATGCTATTGACAATGGGAGTAAAGAAATAGATTCGGATCGCTGGCGACTGTTGAGAAGAGAATTTAGGTAATGAGAGAACTTAAATATTCTGACATTATATTGTTGCCCCAATACTCCACGCTCAGGAGTCGCTCTAAGGCATGTACCGCTGTCCATCTTGGATCCAACATAGATTCCTTTGTGTCCCCCATTATTCCTGCAAATATGCGGGCCGTAATCGATGAGGATCGAGCATTTTCATTGAGCGAAGATTATTATTTTTATACAATGCATCGCTTTGGCGTGGATCCTATTGAGTTTTGCAAGCGAGCGCGGAACTGGAAAACCATTTCCATTAGTATAGGTGTCAAGCCACGGGACAAAGTTTATATTACAGCCCTGGCTCAAAGAGACTTAAGGGTCGATTACATTACAATTGATATTGCGCATGGCCACTCTAGCGCCATGAAAGAAATGATTAAGCTTATAAAAAAACACTTGCCCGACACTTTTGTTATTGCGGGTAATGTGGCTACCCCAGAGGCAGTTAAGGCTCTGGCGGAGTGGGGCGCAGATTGCGCAAAAGTAGGGATCGGACAAGGTTATGTTTGCACGACTAAAGACAAAACAGGGTTTACTCGCCCAATGTTTTCGTGTGTTGAGGACTGCGCACGAAACAAATCCATCCCCATTATTGCTGATGGAGGAATTAGATGCAATGGAGATATAACGAAGGCTTTAGTGGCAGGGGCAGATATGGTGATGGCGGGTTCTATATTTAGTCAATGTGTGGATAGCCCCGCGGTGTCTACAGTGGTAGACGGCAGGATTTATAAACAATATTTTGGCTCAGCCAGCGAACATAACAAGAAAGAGAAAAAACATATTGAAGGCATGATGAAAGAAGTCCCATCTAATAATATGACCTATCAAGAAAAGCTCGGTGAAATAAAGGAAGATTTGCAATCTGCTATTTCCTATGCGGGAGGTAAAGACCTTACGTGCTTTAAAAATGTAAAATATTTAGAAATTTAAATTTTTAACTTTATTATCTAACATGACCGATCAAGAATTAAAAAACGCTTTAGTCACAGAGCTCCTTAACACGATGCCTCTATATAAGATATTAGATTTAGCTAGGGGATTTGCCGACGTTTTGGCAGATCAACAGCTGACAGACATTACCGAGGAGCAGCGCGAAGCTCTGGTGGCCAATTTTAGCCCACCGCCTTCCGAGGACTCAGAAGAAGTCGCGCCGAAAAAGGCCTCCAAGAAAAAGAAGGTTGCGGCCAAGTAATTAATATAGTGTATCATAAGGGGGGGTGTAAGGATTCGACTTGTTGAATAAGTTTTTCGCTGCAAGTAGGAGTGGGGCTGGCTCCTTAATAAGCCCATTGTTACAAGTGCAAAAAATAAACTTGTGTGCGATTTAGTTAATCGCTTTGCGTCTTTCAAGGCGAAGGCTCGTCCGAGCTTCGTCAGGAAGACCAAGGCTGAGAAGCTTGTCGCTGTCGCAGCTTAGGCTGCCCCTTTCCCTTTTAGACGCAGATATAAATTGGAAAGGACGCTATCTGCACACCAGAAAAATTTTCTTTATTTGATAAACTGGCACAATAATTTAAATAAAGCGTTAGGCTTGTGATAACGAAAAAAAACAAGCTAAACTTGTGAACGAAGCGGCTAATAAATTCAGGCAAGGACGCGGGTTCGACTCCCGCCACCTCCACCATTTATTTTATATTGGTTAATTTTAAACAAAGCCCGTGCCATGGCAATGGCTTAATTGCTGAAGAAAACATTGAGGCAGACACCTTTGTGTGGAACACGCATCTTACATTCCCCGAGATTAAAGGGTTATGGATAAATATTACCCCCAATTGCCTTTACAATCATTCAAAAAAATACGAAAATTGCAAAATCGTGACGAGCGGCGACGTCAAAAGCCTCTATACAATTAAAAAAATAAAAGCAGGAGAAGAGCTTTTTATAGATTATACCAAGGACAGGGAGCTCGAGCAACCCGAAGAGCAGTGGGAGAAATAATTACGCTTGACTTTTAAAGCGGATTAATGTATTATATAACTCATGTTCGAGGTCACATTATATATCACTTTAACTCTATATTATTATTTTTTTGTCCTTAAGCCCTCATGATTTCGTTGGTTTCCAATAAAGAATTAGGATTTTCTTTCGGGTTCAATCAAGACTCTGAGGAGGTTATTGAGGCATTGCGTGAGTTATATATCCAGAAATACGGAAAAGAAGCTTATGCACAGGCGCGCGTCATCCTAGTGTCGGCAGACAAATTTTTTCACACTATTAAAAATGTTTATAACCTTCCTTCTCTTTATGAATTTACGGAAGACCTACAATCATATTTAGAACAATACCTAGACATATAAAAATGAGACAACAATACATTCAAGGAATATACGGCGAAATCGCTGGAAAATTAGATCAAAAACTAATGGACCTCGAGAATCTTTTGACTAATTCGGTGGGCATTGGAGAACACGGCAGTATATCGGACGAAATTAAAAAGCATCTAGAGGAAGTAGATAAGCTTAAGTCCCTTAAGCAAACCATTGAGGAGCTTTTTACTCAAAATAATTCCGCTGCTCCCGTGGGCGAAGACGTTGCAGCTGGTCCAGAATAGCATGAAGGGTAGAGGAGTCTATTCGTGCAACAGTTATGCTAGCTCGCTTGGGGCGTACCGAGATGTCCCGTTCTGTAAAGGGGTCAACAATATCCGCCACATAGTCAAAGGCTCCATATTTTTTTAGCCAGCGCCAGTAGATGTCGCGCATATTCCTCTCGCACTCAATCACCACATTTTTTTTAATAAAACAATTGGTATAAAGAGTGAGGTCCCGAAAACAAGCTATCGAACTAGGCGGCTCACTTAGGCTGGCATCAATTATTATAGGCATCATTATAATTTACACCAGATGAATGGAATAATATATGCAGCAACCAACACCAATAGATGGTTTGCGCCTGTCAATAAAGAATCTAAAGGCATTGATGTAGCATTCTCAATATATGCAGCGCGCTCAGCAAGGTCTGTCAAGAAGGTGGTGCCCAATATACATATCACCCTTTTTGCAGATAAAATAAATCAGGAAGTTATTGAGCGTGAAAACATGGAGAAGGTATTTGATGACATAATTTTTCATAAATATCCCAAAATAAAGAAGGGCGAGAACTTTCAGTTTGAAAGCAAGCTCTATGCGATGCTGAACAGCCCTTATGAAAAAACTATATTTTTAGATGCAGATACCATAGTTTTAAACAACAGAATAAATGAATTTTACGACGCCCTAGAGTGGCATGATATTGCGGCTCCCCTTCACGCGAGGGGCCATACTATCTGCCCAGCGAGCTTTAGACACCTCGCTGCTTTGGGTAATTTTGAGAAAGTTGCGGGGATAGACCACATACCACCCTCTTTCCTTGAATTATCCAGTGCCGCCCTAGGTTTTAATAAAAACTCAAAGACTCGTAAAATGCTTGAGCTGGCATATGAGATGTATATGACAGATCCTCTTAAGTGGAAACCGCTCCTCCGCCAGCCCCCTGTTTCTAAAAAATATTGGTCAGACATGTATACCTTATGGCATGCCCAATGGGAAGCGAAAGTTACTCGTTTTGTTCTTCCTCGTGAATTTCTTCTGGTGGGAAATAATCTTGCCCCCCTTTATCCTAATTCAACCCAGCGTTTTTATGCCGATACAATTATTCATCACGGAAGAAATACCTATGAAGATCTAACGGAGATGGGGAGCGTATCATTTTGGAAAACCCAATTTAATGATTAGCTATAAAGATCGTTTTTTATTTATACATGTGCCTCGAACAGGCGGCACCTCGATCGAAAATTTTTTACAACGACACACTGCAGCTCTGGACGAGCTTCCTCGTGACGAGGCGCTGGTGGAAGATTTATTGCGCTATCAACACCTTCACGCAGCAAGAGCAGAAAAAATATTTTTAGAAAAAAAAATTTCTTTTGGGGGGTTTTTCAAATTTTCTTTTGTCCGTAATCCCTGGGAGGCTTTGGTTTCTTTCTTTTTTTATGACCAGTATACTCTTTTAAATGAAAGCCCAGGAGCCTCTCACACGGTAGTTTTTGCCGATTATGTAAGAGAGAATATACCACCCAAGGAATCTTTTTCTTCAACCCCCAAGAAGAGCGATGTCCTCTTTGGCCTTATGGGCGAACTGTCGATGGGAGTGAAGTGTCATCGTTTTAGCCCAAGTTTTTGGTTATGCGACGATGACGACAATATGTTAATGGATTTTGTAGGGAGATTCGAAAACCTCCAACAAGATTTTGATTTAATATGTGATAGAATAAAAATTCCTCGAGGGGGGCTATCGAGGCTCAGGGCGTGCGGCGACACAGACAGCTGTCCATGGCATAAAGAGAGGGGCATCCATATTCCCCCTTACGGTCTTTATACTGAATATTATAACGATGAAAGCCTACAGTTGGCCAACGATCTTTTTCAAAAAGATGCTGATTACTTTGGGTATAAATTTGGAGAATGAGAAGGGGTCGCCTCATAACGCGGAATGTTTGTTTCTTATAAATATAAATTTATTTTCTGGAGGCCTCAAAAGGTGGGAGGCACTAGCGTTCAACACGCATTAAATCAAATACCCGCAGGAGATCAAGACCTTATGACTCTTCTTTCTCTCAAAGAGCCAATGAAGGCTTTATTTACTCGCCCAATGTTTTCGGGTGTTGAGAACTGTGCGCATCGACCCTGGGTCGCGGGAAGCAATGAAGGGCTGGAGGGACATGGGCACGCAAAACCTTTGAAGATTTTTAAGGAGTTAAAGTTCTCCCCCGCAGAGTGGGATTCTTTTTATAAGTTTACTATTATTAGAAACCCTTGGGACCTCTGTGTTTCCCTTTATTGGTTTCGCGAAGCAACCCATCGGGCGGGAGTAGGGGTGGCTCCCCTCCCTCAGCCTAAAAACCCTATTTATATTGAAAGATTCAAGAGGTGGGCGTTTCAACATTATAAAGATAAACATAGTGATAACTATTTTTATCCCGATTCTCTTCAGCCTATTGCTGATTATTATATACGTTTTGAAACCCTTCGGGAGGATTATGCTTATGTTTGCAATCATTTACAAATCCCTGTAATTCCGTTGCCCCACCTAAAGGGCCAGTTTAGAAAAAGCAAGTTACCGTATTGGGAATATTATAATAAAGAACTGGAGGAGATGGTGCGCGAGCAGTTCTCGAGAGAAATTAAAGTATTCGGATATAAGTTTGGAGAGTAAAAGCGATGAGATACCCATTAAAAAAAATAAAGGATGCCGCTATCTGTGCGGAAATTGGGGTGTGGAAAGGGAATTTTTCCCATAAAATACTTCGGAGAGACCCGAAGGAACTGCACTTGATTGACCCTTGGGCGCATCAGGACTATAAAAAAAGATGGTATTCTATTGAACAAGAAAAAATGGATAAAATCCACTTAGGCGTTCAAGAAAGATTTAAAAATTGCCCAAACGTAAAAATTCATCGAAAATTCTCGACTGAAGTTAAGTTCCCTAAAAATTATTTTGACTGGGTTTATGTTGACGGAAACCATTCTTATGAATTTGTTTTAAAAGATTTAAATTATTATTTTCCCTTAATTAAGAAAGGCGGGTATTTGTGTGGAGATGATTACGGCTGGCGAGATGCTGATTGCCCTAAAGGCCCCAAGGTGGCCGTAGATGAATTCGCGCTAAAAAATAATTTAAAGCTAAAAATTAGCGGAAATCAATTTGTAATTCCCATAACGTGATACCCCACAATGCGCTTGAAAAAAAAGTTCTTGACTTCTAAGTTTATTTTTAGTATACTATACGTCTAATGAATCAAAAATCGGCCAAGCGCCTTAGAAAGCTCATAAATCCGCAAGATGCAACATCTCGCAGGGCTTATCGCAGATTAAAAAAAACCTACACAGGAATTAAAAATACCAAGGCTAAAGAAGATTTTTTATTTATGGTAGAAAACTTACAAAATTCATCTAATATTAACTAATACATTATGAGCGAAGAAGCAAATACTGAAAGCAAGTGGAGGTCCAGAGAGCTGGGCGCCCTTTGGAAACGACAAGGACGCAACCAAAACTATCTCACGGGTACGATTCGTGTGGGAGAGTTTGGGGTGGAGAAAGAAGTAAAGGTGGTCATCTTTACCAACAAGAATAAGTCCAAGAATGAACGCGCCCCCGATTTTATTGTTTATGAGTCGGAGCCCCCCGAAGCCAAAGAAGATCAAGAGGTGGCAGCATCCGCCGCGCCTGTGGTGGATACAGAGGGCGTTAATGATGAAGAGGTCCCCGAGTTACTGGTGTAAATCATTATGAACTTGGAGTACGCCTTAATTACGTCGGCCTCCCTCCCTACTCAAGTTAAAGAGAGTGCGAATTATGTTTCGCTGGACAAGGCGCAGTGGTTCGACTTAGTAGATTATAGTGAGGATCTTGTCAATGAAGATTCCAATCAACAGGTTTTATTGCTGATTTGCGCTCGAGGAACTCCCGAGCAGGAAGAGGCGGATAAGCTGCAGCGAGAACACCTTAAAGAGATGGAAGATGAGACGCACCGAAAGCTTCAAGAAGCGGACGAGCTCAAAAAATCCAGAGAAGAAGAGGTGGCCACCCGAGATAAGCGCCGCGTAGAGTTGCGCAAAAAGTCTAAATCTATATTCAATGCCCTTTACGGAAAGTAATATATCCCTTACTCTCGATCTGGCGGTTTCTTTTGTGGAACAGCACTGTGAACGTAATGAGATAAAGTTCTATAGACGAAAGCCTGCTGTCGAGACCGATGCGCAAGTTATCATTATTGGTACTGACACGGGACGGTATGGAAGTATCGGTTGGTGCACCACAGAAAGGCGAATTAGATGCTTTTGCAGGAACGATGCCAAATATAACTGGGCCAAGCTAGAAGGCTTTCCAGAGGAAAAAATTTACGAAATTTTCGAGAGCGAAATCGTAAAAGAGGTCTCGCTTGAGGAAATGGCATCGCTTTTTACAGGGGACTAATAACATGATAGGGCGCCTTCAGGTTATCAAGAGCACTCTTTCTACCTTTAATTCTCTTGTTATTAACGAAGTAACCTTGAGGCATTTAGAGGTGGATAAAATTTTAGTGAGGTCTCCAGGCTTTGAATTCCCCTTGTGGCCTCGCAATATTATCTTTGAAGAAAATCAGCTGCGCCTCAATGGATTTGTTCTCTATAAGGGGATTATGGGCCAAGTGGAATGTGTAATAACACTTGGTGGCTAATTTTATAATAAATTTTTTTACGGGTGACTGTTGTACGGGGGCGAATTGCGACAGTATAGATATTACGGGCTGCGCTTGCTCAGGAGTGTGCATTCAGTATAAGTGTGGGTGCGCGGGTGACCCACCCACTCTGATGGATATTCCCTGCGCCTTGTTGCTGTACAACGAGTATGAAGATATTGAAACCAAATATGTTAATCTTACCACCGACACAGGCAGTTGCTATTATCAAGCATGTGATGGGGACACCTATACCCCCGATTCCACTCAGATCTGGTATGATCCAGTGGGGGGAAGTTGGTCAGGTTACAATTACCCCCCAGGAATCGATCTTTTTGAGGGTCCTGGGGCTTGCGAAGGGCCTACTGGTAGCTATGAGGGCATAGGCTCGGAGGCTGGTAATAGTTTTACGGTAAAGCTCTGCGTTCTGTGCTCGGGGTGCGGTTGCGTTGATTGGCCATCAGGCGATTACCATAACACAAGTGGGTGTTTAGATTTTCCCGAATGACAATATTACTCTATATTCTTGGGGCCCTGATTAACTGTTGGTTTATCTGTACCTGGTTTTTTACCTCATTGCCCGTCCATTTATTTAAGCCTTTTATAAAAAAAGAAGCGAAAGTTTATTTGTGGGAAGATTGGAGTAGGTGGTTGATGTGGAGGAACGAGTTTCTGGCAGAGCTGTTAGGTTGCCCTTTGTGTTTGGGGTTTTGGGTTGCGCTCCCGATTTCCACCATAATAGCATGGACAAATAATTTAGAAGTTTCCTTTGTATTCGCCTGCTGGTTTAGCCACCCTTTCATTTCGTTTGTGGCCCATAAATTTCTCGAAAAAGAATAAATTCTAACTATTATATAGAAATGGACATAGAAGCTATTTATAATAAATTTATAGGAGGGGAAATTGACGAAGACACCCCTTACGCCGAAGAGCTGCGGGAAATGTTGGTGGCTTTTCAGAATCAGCTTATAGGTCCTGGTTGTGCTGCGTGTCGAAGACGAGCGGTGGAGAAAAATTTTAAACATCGATTCATTGATGTCATGCAAAAATACAAAAACTGAACTTTCTCGGAGAGAGAGGTTTGCCGAGTACTGGATGGATTGCCATTACGAGAGGGCGCTCGGCTTAATTCAAGGACTTTCTTGTAATGAAGTGGTAGACTATGCATATTATATAGCCAAATATTTTGGCCTACAAGATTTAGATTTTTTTAACAAGCTCCTTAATTAACGCTTGACCTTTAGCGCAATTTGTGTAATAATGGGCATGAAGATAAGAAAAATAATGCTGAACCGACTAAACAGGGAGACCAACAAATCCAAGGGCCCCTGGGGCATGAAAAGCTTTAATATTACCTATGTAAAAAAAGGACGAAAACTAGAACGGCATCGATTTGTGAGCGCCCCGAACAAAAGAAGGGCCTTAAAGCAATTTGAAGCGATAATGAACAAGTCCAACATTCAAGTAGAGATTTTATCCGTTAAGGAAGTAAAAGATTTTTAATCATAGATTATGAAAACTAAAACTAAAGTAATTCTAGGAGTCGCGATAGCCATTATTATTGGCCTATTCGCATACAACAAGATGAACGCGGAAGAGTTGTCTGGCAACTTTTCTCTCGGCTATAATTCCGAATTAAGCTTCAGGGGAGTAGCGGCAGAGACTTCTGCCATTCAAAGCTCTCTAGGCTTAGACGCAAATATTTTTGGTCTAGATATCGGACTTGGAGCTGCAACAAATATTAAGGATGTAGGAAAGAATGAAACGAGACTTTCTGCGCAGACAGGAGTTAAGGTCCTGGACTCTGTTAGTACATCCGTTGGCGTTGTTAAGTATAGCAATAACCATGCTGTTGGGGACGATGCGGAGCTTTTTATTGTTCTTGGAGCTGAGATTATTCTTAGTCCAGGGGTGAAGCTCTTTTATAATCCTAGCGAGGCCCATACTACAGTAGAAGGATCTGTTTCTCAAGTTATTGAGATTACAGACGAAATTTCCGTCGAGGCCGTTGGTAGTGTCGGAAATACCACTATTGGGGGCGACTGGGGTCTTTACTATGGACTAGATGTTAGTGCTGGTTATTCTCTTGGAGATAACACTAAGGCTTATATTGGCATTGACCTGAAGGACTTAAAGGATATTAATATAGAAGCGCCCGAACTTGCATTTGTGGCGGGCGTTACTCGTACTTTTTAACCTCTATTCGCTACATTAACTAGTAAAGGGGCGCTTCGGCGCCCCTTTACATAAATTTTAAAATATTATGAGCCTCTTAACAGCAACAGTTAATCACATTTGCCACAAGGCATTCCCCTATCTTATTATTTCTTTTTTGCTATGGGTCACATTAGGGTTGACACGGTGGGAACCTTATGCTATAATGGGCCTTATAATTTTTATGGATAAATACAATTACAAAATAGGTTATTTTTCCTGCATGATGGAACAGACTTTAAATCAGAACACTATTAAGAATGAAAAAAAGTCAGAGATGGAAGAATAAACTCAAGAGGAAGTTTTTATATGCCAAATATACTCCCACAAAAAAGAAAAAGGAAGAGCGCGTTAAATATGGCTTACGTTAATAAATATGACAAAGGAGGGAAGTGCTCCGTGATGGGGCATGGTGCAGAAGGTACATTCTCGAACCTAGCAGAAGCTCGAGGCTTCAAGGTCGATAAGGCCACTCGTTATGAAAATATGCATGAGCATTGGGATTTTTCGATAGATAGATGGGGTGATGATGATAACGACCTTGTTTATATGCAGGTAGATGTGAAGGCCCGCAAAAAGACCAGCAGAAAAGACACTAATTTTAATGATGAGTGGACATGGCTGGAGTTTAAGAATGTGAGGGGAGACCCTGGCTGGCTCAAAGGCGGTGCCACCCATATCGCATTCGAGAGAGAAAATGATTTTGTGGTCGTTCCTCGTGGAGCTTTAAAAGATTGGGCTGCAGAGGAAATTGAGCGTAGGTGTCATCCTGACGGAGGCTCTCACCCCCATAAACACTGGGCTAAAAACGCTAGGGATGCAAAGTATAAATATTATACTCGCTGGAAAAGAGAAGATCTTCTTACCCAAGTCAAGATGGCGGACATTATAAGCCACGTAAAAGAAGTGCAAATTTGGAAAAAATAATGGAGTTCCCCACAAAGCAAAACAACAAAAGAGTTAATACTAAAGGGTGGGGCCAAGAAACGATTGTGCATAATAATGAAAATTATTGCGTAAAACTTTTAACTCTCCAAAATGGCGGCCAATGCAGTCTCCACTTTCATAAAGAGAAAGAAGAAAGCTTTTTGGTTTTGGAGGGCCATGTGGAAGTTGAGCTTTTTTATGACCTAAAGAGGGAATATGTGGACTTGAGAGCGGGAGAGTCTATTGACATTCCTCCTTTTATGGCGCATCGCTTTAGGGCTATTGAAGATTCCAGATTACTCGAGGCTAGCAATCAGGATCTTGAAGAAGCGGATTTAGTTAGAATAGAGAGCGGCGACACGCAAAAAAACAAAATTCTTCCCATAGATGATGCTGAGTTCATCAAGTGGGAAAAAGACTGCAGGGCTATTATTGGTGACAGATAAAATTCCAGAAGCTGGCCGCGTGACAGGCGCCAAGCCAAGCAATAAAGATCTTTTGATATTTGTATTGATAGCGTTCTTCATATGCCAAGTGATGACCTTTGTTAGGCTTAATAATCAACAAAAAAATTTAGACATTCAAAACGAGGCCCTACTTGAGTTGGCTCATACCACCGAAGCCCTTTTTGAGCTCGCTCGGCTACAGATGGAGCTCTCTAAACTAGATCTAAAAAAAGAAGAGCGGGAGTCAAATAAATACCAAGAGTGGAGGCTCCACGAAATTTAATGGCTCAAGCACGAGAGCTCGATAGGGCTTATTTAAAAATGGCCCACATTTGGGCGCAACTCTCCAAGGCTCGGAGAAAAAAAGTGGGATGCCTTATCGTCAAGGATGGAATGATAATTTCTGATGGATTTAATGGAATGCCCAAGGGATTTGATAATAATTGCGAAAAAGCGGGGAGGGCAGACGCATTAGTGACGAAAAAAGAAGTGCTCCATGCCGAAAGCAATGCTATAACTAAATTAGCGAAGTCAACGCAGTCGAGTGATGGAGCAACAATATATATCACCTGTTCGCCTTGCGTTGATTGTTCTAAATTAATCATACAAGCAGGCATCAGGCGATTGGTTTTTAGGGAAGTATATAAAAACGATCATGGATTAAAACTTCTAGATAAAGCGGGTATACTCACTTCATTAATAAATACCTCATGAAATTAAAAATTAAAAAATTAAGCGATAGGGCCGTGGCCCCTAAATTTGCTAGGGGTGGCGATGCTGGGATGGACTTAATAGCCACATCACTAAAGCAGCGAGCTAATTACCTAGAATACGGCACAGACCTAGCCATGCAAATTGAAAAAGGTTACGCTGGTTTAATTTTTCCTAGGTCAAGTATTTCCCAAACAGGACATAGATTATTAAATTCCGTTGGCGTAATTGATAGTGGCTACCGAGGAGAGATAAAAGTTCGAATGAGCTGGACAACGGACAATACGTATCAAATTGGAGACAAAGTCGCGCAATTAATTATCACAAAGCTTCCGCGGGTCAATATTATTGAAGTAGATAAATTAGATCTCTCGGACCGAGGCGCAGGAGGTTTCGGTAGTACAGGAAAATAAGCTTGACAATAGAACGGAAATATCGTATAGTATAGGCATGTTAAATCTATTACTAAATAAATTCCAAAAGAGGTATCTCCTTGTATATCGCAAGAGAGATGGAGAGACCAAAAGCTATGAAATCGACCGTCCTCGTTTGAGCGATTCAGTTCCAAATAAGCAAGAGGGGCGCAATAACGTAGGGTTTAAGGCTTATTGTTTTGTGCGGGGCGAAGTTAGAAGCTTTCGTCATGACGGAGTAATTTCTATCACCAAGCTATAAGGTAAAAAATGAAAAGGGTTATCGGGTTAATAACGTTATTTTTTTTAGGAGGCTGCGCCTCAAACACAGTAACGCAGAGCAAGTTTCCCTTTTATGGGCTTGAGCAAACTGCGGAGGAAAAGGTTCTCCCTATAAATAATGCTCGCATCACCCAGCAAGAATTAAATTCTCGGACTTCTACAGTTCCTGCAGAAGCCTTTCATACTGGATTATCCATTGTGGATTATCTGCACGCAGTAAATTCCGATAAGATTAAAAGGGTGACTCCGCAAGCCCTTTTGCCCAACCCCTTTACAACCTTTACGCTGGGAAAGGGTGATGATACTTTGGAGATCAGAACCATCCCCGTAAGGTATCAAGCTTATGACCCCAACTTTCCCAAGGTAAGCCCGTTGTTTGATACGCCCGAAGAAGCGCAAGCGTATGCAACGCTTAATAATGGCGATGGATTAGTTGGGCACTCCTATGTGGTAAGAGAGGTTGATTTTAAATATGAAGTGCGCCACAAGAACGGCTCTCGAGACGATCAGTTACATACCACGCATTCCCTCGCAGAGGCTCGTAAATATTTAGAAGAATATGAAATAAACCATGTCCCAGCTCCGTTGTCAGACCATCTTTTTATATATGAACTCAAGCCAACAGGACAAGTGTTGTATTTTTGGCAAGAGCTGGGAGGTTTAAACGAAAGGCCCTACTGATGATTAAAGAAATAAGCGCCGCCCTTATGTTGGGAGCCCTATTCGCTCTTATTGGAGCTTTTCTAGAGCACAGGTTTGACCTCATCTTTAATTTTTTAACAAAGTAACCTTAAATATAATGCTTGAAGTAGTTTTTAGTAGCTTTTGGACGTGGGGAGGCACCTTGATATTGGTGGCGAGCTTTGGCTATTGTCTTTCTCTTCCTTTCTTTTGGCACGCTCGAGGTCTCGAGCAAAAGCGATTACTAGAAAACGAGGAAGAGGCAAGATTTTATCGGTTTCACACCCAACAACCTCCATTAAATTGAGGATTAAATGGTCAACCCTTAATAAGAAAGGCAAACTTAATTATATATTTTTTGTGGCAAACCTATCGCTCGCGTTTATGTTTGCACTCCTCGGAGAAAGCATGTGTATTTTGCACTCACTAGTGGCGTTTTTATGCTATATATCTTTTAGGTATGCCCCTAATTGTCGAAAATGACAAACGAAGAACAGATGGATGCGCTTTATAATGACATTGCGAGGGTCTTAATGAGATTTAAACAGGAATTTGACCTTAAAGGCCCCGATATAGTGTGGGTTCTTGAGTGTTTGGTTCATGACGTTTCCGATGTGTGCTTAGATTTTGAGGCTGACCTCGGAGATGAAGAAGATAAAGAAGATGAGTAGAAAACTTCATGCTTTAGGATTGTGCGGTTCCGCAAGGTGCGGTAAGGACTCTTTTTACTTCATTGCTAAAGAATATTTGTCAAACCTGGGGTATCATCCATACAGAGTGAGCTTTGCTGACGTCCTAAAACAAGATGTTAATGAGTTCTTATTAGAGAAAACAGGAATTAATGCCTTCACCGAAGACGCCGAAGAAAAAGAGTTGATTAGAGATTTCTTGGTAGCATATGGAACCAAATTGATGAGAAGGATAGATGAAAATTACTGGATTTCTAAAGTAGAAGAGGCGATCCACTTCCCATCGAGGCTCAATACCCTTCCAACTAGCATTCCTATTTTTACAGATGTGAGATATTTAAATGAATTAAAATGGGTAAGAGAAGAGAGATCGGGAATTATCGTTCATATTACCCGAACAGGAACGCTTCCCGCTAATGAAGAAGAAAGGAAGAGCGATCCTCTTTTGCACGCCCATTCGGATCTTCACCTAGAGTGGGGAGATTTTAAAAATAAAATCCCGACTACTGAAGATCATCGTCTCGTAGAACAGCTTACAGAGAAATGCCTTCATGATTATGATCGACGCGCAGAACACGCCAAAACCATAGCTTACAACAGGAAAATATAATGAATTGGCTTTATAATTTCTCGGAGTTTCTTTTGGTTAATAGGGTCAAAATAGTCAAGCGAGGAATAGTTGCCTGCCTTGCGTTACTGGGATTCTTGATGTTTAATTATTTAGTATTATGAATAAAGACAGATGGTATACCAGATGCATCCTTCTGCCCCTAGAGCTTATTATATTCGTAGTGTTAATTCCCGTTTTCTTTGTTTTATTATTATCAGGGGTGGCGCTATATTTTTATGATAAAAGAAATAAAGGATTAGATAATTAAAATGAGAATAACTAAAGAATTAAAATACGCCACTTTCGAGTGGGACGAAGGCGCCAAAACTTTTACGGTGACGGATTCTAACAATAACACTATCGAGTTAAATAAAATATACGGCTTTGCGCTAATGAGATTTATTATTAGGATCGCTCAAAAGAATTTCTTAAAAAAGCCATTGCCAAAAGAGGTTTTATGTGATATAATAGAAGAAACTGAAGAAGTATATGAAGACCCACGACAGCAGCGCCTTGATTTTTAATTAATGAAACCAGTCAAACCATTAAAGTCCGTGGTTAATATAGCGCCTAATGCGCTTATTGATCCTCTTGTTAATAAGTGGGTGCTAGAGTGGTGCAAAAAATACCATCCTGAAGCAGTCGAAGAAGCGCAGAAATTTGTCAAAGAATATTTAGCAAAAATGGAGGCAATAGAACGGGTTCGACCTCGTCAAGGAGGAATTTAAAGCAGAGTGGAGCAGAGGCAGCTCGTCAGGCTCATAACCTGAAGGTCGCGGGTTCGATTCCCGCCTCTGCAACCAATTTAATGTGAGAGAAGATCGTTTAATTCAGCAGTCTAAACCCAGGGAGGATTATTTTAACTCCCCCATTTTTATATTAGGCTTGCCGCGCTCGGGAACCTCTATGATTACGGGGGCGATGGAGGTTTGCGGAGTGTGGCTGGGGAGCCTTATAGAGGACTTCTTTGAAAACATATTCTTGCGAGAATGCGTAAACAAACCAATATTATCTTATCTGGGCGTTGATCCTTTAGGGATAAGTAAATTACCCTCGTTGTCCGATGTTCCTGTGGAGATGTTGCCTTGGGTTCTTCAGGGCGCCATTCGAGACCTTATGGCTATAAAGAGCCACAATTTTCGTCGTCACCGCATCAATCATCAGATTGGTACGGGTGAGCTAGCTTCTCTTATGCAAGAAATCATTGATCACGATGGTTATAGACATGATGGGCCGTGGGCATATAAAGAGACTAAATTAACCCTCTTATGGCCTTTGTATAAGCACACTTTTCCGCATGCTAGGTGGGTGATTGTAAGGCGAGACCCTCAAGGCTTTATCGAGTCTTGCCTTCGGGCTCCCTTCATGAACCAACACTCAAAGGATGTTCGTTTCTGGAAGAACGTGGTTAAAGAGTATAATGCGCGTCTGGACGCCTTGAAAAACTCAGGCGCTCGTGTTTTTGAAATATCCTCCGATGAACTTCCAAAAGGAAATTTTAAAGCTTTTAAAGCGCTAGTGGGAGATTTGGGGTTAAGCTACAATGAGAAAGAATTGAAGAAGTTTATAGACCCCACTCTTTGGCATAGTTAATTTGAGCTTGACGAGATAGGAGATTTATAGTATAATAAGAGACAGAAATAATTATGGCAAAAAACAAACAACAATTCACATCGCTGATCGAGCAAAAACCTTCCGCCTTTGAACTCCTGTTCAAGCAAAAGGCTGTGAAGTTCGAGCCTTTTCTGCCGTCGGTCTTACAACAAATAAAGGATTATGAAACTATCCGAAACTCAGATAATTAATTACATCGAATGCTCGCGGGAACTAGCCGAACTTTCTTCCCTCTTATTGCAACAAGTCACGAATGACAAAAAAAGATTAGGAAATAAGATAGAAGCCCAATCGGCCGAGTCTCTTTATTGGCTCTGGCTTTTAATCACAGAATACTTTTCCGAAGAAAAAATTAAAAAACATCTAGATAAACATGAAAAATAAAAGATTTTTTTATTGGTGGGATAAGTGCAAGGCTTTTGTCGGTGGAGGCATCGGCCTTAGGATCTTCAAAAATAAAGCCATAGGACTAGACATAACTTATTCCAAACTTTTTTTTCAATGGGTTCATTTTTCTATAGAGTGGACGCGAAAGCAAGATTACGCAGGATTGTGGATTGAGTTTTCTATATTGGCATTAGATTTTCATTTTAAACTGGGCGATACCCGCCGCTGGGATCATAGAGACGATTGTTGGGAAGAAGAGGCCGTCTTAAAAGAAGAAGAGCAAGCAAAGGCATTTAAATATGAATGGTTTTAGGCTCGGTTTATTTTTAAAAGGCCAAATATAGCAAAAATTTTTTAAAAAGAAAATCACCCGCAGTGGACGATAGACAACAGAGATACGCTTCCTCCCAGAAGGGAAAGGAGGCGCGTAAACGCGCAAATAAAAAATACGACAGCGATAATCTAGCGAAAAGAAGACAACAAAAACGCGATTATATGCGCCGCAGACGAGCACAAGATCCTAATTATTGCAAATGGAAATAAGGCTCGGTTTATTTTGGAGAAGGCAAATAAGCGCGGGAGGCTTAAATTCATTATGAGTAAACCGCGCATTAAAATAGCTACTGTTTTTTATCAAAAACCTCCGCCCAAAGAGTCATTGCCAAGGATTCTGCGCACCACCCCAAGGGAGCAGGAGGAACCAAAATATAAGCCAGAACACGTTTACCGAATGTATGAACAAATTCGGCGCAACACCACGAAGGAGTTTGATTTTTACTGCTTAACAAATACCGATAAAATTTCCCACCCTAATATTAAAACCATTAAATTGGATGATATGTATAAGGGGTGGTTTGCTAAGATGAGATTATTTGACCCTAAGATATTTGCAAGCGGAAGAATATTTTATATAGACCTTGATATGTCTATCCTTAAAAACATAGATGACATTTTAACTTTCAAGGGGGATCTTTGTATGTGCAAAGATGCGCACTATGAAGGAGAATATTGGTCAACTATAATGCTATTTGATGCGCCGAAATTCCATTTTATTTATAAGAATTTTATGATACAGCATGATCGGTCACGGTATTATTTGCGTACTCTCGATAGCGGAGAAGAAGCTGCTCAATTTGGAGACCAAAATTGGATTAATGCGCTGTGCTCCACTAAAACCCCAGTACTTCCGCATACCCGACGTCCTAGCCATCGCAAAACGCAAAAGATAAAAGGGTTTTTGCCGCACGAAGCACACCCCAAAAAACATTTAATCGTAGATTTGCCATCGCAATGGTTTCCCCCTGCTAAAAAGTGGATAAATGACCATTGGGAATTAGTTAATCTTGATGATCTTGCGCCAGAAGCTAAAATTCTAGTTTATCACGGTGATCCTGCTCCGTGGGAAAGGGAAAAATATAAATGAAAATTGTAATTTGCGGATTTTCCCGATCAGGAAGCACATTGTTCTTGCAAATGCTCAACACCTCGGTTTCAAACTTTAAGGTAAGGGAGTTTGAGGGGAGCTATAAAAATACCCCTGAAGACAATGTTATCACCAAAAGACCTAATGACATTGAATTTTTGCCCGAAATGTTAAATGATCCAAATATTCAACCTATAATTATTGTGCGTGACCCAAGGGCAATTTTAACATCATTTCACGCAAGCGTTCCCTATAATTATTTTTGTAGCTATCATAAGATTTATTTTGTTCCCCCAAACGGATCACCTCCTTATCAGATCTCCACATATAGCCTTTCCTATGTCTATAACATCATAAATAAATATAAAGATGATAAACGAATTATCCTCATACGATACGAAGACTTAATAGAAGACCCTCCTAGAATCCAAGAGTTTTTAGGGGACAAATTAGGTTTAGAATATAAAGATGATTTCGCAAATTTCCACAAGCATAATTTAAAAAATATACGCGCGCTAAATGGCGTCCGAGCCGTAGATCTCTCGCGCAAAGATAGATGGAAGCGCCCCGATCATCATCAACGCATAATTGGGCAATTCACTAAATTCCCTCATCTTTTTGACATATTAATAGAACTAGGATATGAAAAAAATAAAAAATGGTTCAAGAAATACAAGACGGCTATTTAAATAAAGGCTCGGTTTATTTTAGAGAGGCCAAATAAATGCCTAACGCAATATATTTATGAAAGACTGCAACTCAAATAAATGTCCGACATCTCAAAACGGAAAAGGCTCAAAGAGCCGAACCGACAGCTTCAGCCAATTCCAAAAAAACTACGATAAAATTAAATGGCAACACCCAAGCGGAGAATTATTAAATACCGAGACACGGAAGCAAGAATAGTTTTATCACTTTTTCTTTTCGGCTTCTTTGTGTCGTTAGCGGTAGCAGTCGGATCTGTCTTTGCGCTGACGCTATCAGTCGCTCGTCTGATATTTTTTTAATTTAGACTTGACTTTTTTAATAATGTCATTTAAATTAGATGGCATGGTTAATAAAAAAAGAGGACGACCCAAGGGAAAGAAGAATTCCCCCAAGTCCACGCTTATTCCCCTATCTATATTAAAGATGCTGGTGAGGGACAATGAGCTTGTGGAGGTATCGTTGGATTGGCTATCCTCCGCACAACCAATTAAAAAAACACAGCCTCAAGTCAGTCAGGCAAAGCAACCAGAAGAAAAAATAGAATATAAAATTACGGAGTTCAAACAATGAGTGATGACATTTTTAAAGGTTTAGTTGGACAAGACAACGTAAAGAAGAAGCTCAAGTTTTACTTGAAGGCTTTTAATAAGACAAGTATTTGTCCTTTTTTAAATTTCGTTGGGGCGAAGGGATTAGGCAAGACCGAATTTGCCAAAGCCTTTGCCTCTAACTTAACAAATACGGATGGAAGTCAAAGGCCGTTATTGGAAATTAATTGTTCTACAATTAAAAATAATGAATCGTTCTTTACTGAAATATTCCTACCTATTATTTCAAATAATGAATTAACTGTTCTCTTGGATGAGGCACACGCCTTACCCAAAGACCTGACGATGGCGTTCCTTACTATTTTTAATACAGAGCGCACACATCTTAAAGAGTTCACTTGGCAAGAGCAGGTATTTACATTTGATTTTTCCAAGCAGACATTTTTATTTGCCACAACTGAAAGCGATAAGTTGTTTCCTCCATTAAAGGATAGGCTTACAACTATTGACTTTGAGGCGTATGAATATGATGAACTGGGCAAAATAATAGAACTAAACATTCCAGATGTAAATATAACGCCCGATGCCTTAAAGGAAGTCTCTAAAACTACGAGGGGCAATGCGAGAAGCTGTGTGATGAGAGCAAAAGAAATAATGCTTTTTTGTGAGGCAGAAATGAACCCCATCTTTGACTTGACTGCATGGAAAAAGTTTTGTGACACCTTGGGAATTTTGCCCTATGGAATCACTTGCACCGAAAAGGAATTGCTCGAAATATTAAATGCAAGAGGATGTTGCACCTTGGCAATGTTGTCGGCTGTAACTGGATTGAGCAGGACTGCGCTCCAGCGTGACCATGAGATGTATTTGCTCAAGAAAAACTTCATGGAGATTGACGGCAAAAGAAAAATTACCCAAGTTGGACAAAAAGTCTTGACATCTGTGGAATAATCTATTTAATGGAGAGTAAGAATTAGAAATGAAAAAGCACAAGATAGAAATAAAACCCTCGTATCCTCGATGTGAGCATCCAGAAAATAAATCTAGTTACAATATAGAGTGTTGGGACGTTTACATGGATGGGACGCTTCATTTTTCAACAACCCTCGACAGAGAATACTTGGAGAAATATACCATTCCCGAATGGTTGAGACACCTAGAAGAAGATAAGGCATGAATAAATACAAAGTAGCTAGGAGTTATATACTCTCCAAGGAAGGGAGCAAACGAGTCTTCTCTTTTCTGCGACTTCCCGAACTCAAGTTTTTAAAGACTTGTGCGTTTATTGCAAGTATGTTGTTTTAATAAAAATATAACTATTAATTATGATGAATAAATACAAAGTAGCAGTATGGGAAGAAATGAGTGGCTTCATCAATGTAGAGGCAACATCACAAGAAGAGGCTCAAGAACTTGCAGAAGAACTGATTAGTGAAAATGGAGTGGAAGCCTTGTTTTATGGAGAAAGGGATGTGCTTTACCCTAAAGCAGTCCTTGGGACATCGCACACGCATGGCAGTAGAGAAGTTTTAAGCGTGGAAAAAATTTAATGAGTTACCATAGGGACTACCATCAATTTGACTTTGGCGACCATCACCTAGATGAGATGTATCCCCCGACTGATTTAGACCTAGAAATAGCACGAACTTATGGAAAATGTTTACAGAAATGCGAAGAAATAATAGAGGAATTAGATGACAAAGAAAGAGTTACAAGATAAATGGTATGACCTTTATTGCGCTGAAAATGTAGCAAAGTGGGAGAAAAATAAAAAAATGAGCAAATATACAAGAGAAGAAATAGACGAGATGAAAGAACTCCTTTCAGAATCCGAATGGGAGGGCTTAAAAGATAGAGAATTAAGAGAAATCCTATGGGATGGTTGTATCGGATGGGCAAACGTGGAAGATGCAGATGTAATTGAAATGTATGAGGAGAATTATGGATTTGCTCCAGACAATGGATTTAATAAATAATGAACAACATATTTGATAGAATTATTGACATTGAGAAAGACCTCAATGATCTCATTGGCGACATTGAGACTCAAGCCGAGCGTTGTGAGCTTAATGAAGGCGCAATTTTAGAAAAACTAAAAAGTGCAAGCGTAAATATTAGCCATGTATATAAATTAAACAAAGCAAACTTTAATGAGTAAAAAAGTTACCATCCATTGGAACATTGACGGCCACGTAAAGGGTCATGGCTCTCCAACATCAATAGAGGTAGCCCTTGCTTGGATCGTGAAAATGAATAAAAAATATGGAGAAGGAACGCATTGGTATGAGTGAATATATGCCCATCATGGAAGTGCTTGAGAAAGTGCGAGAGGGTTGCGAGAGATATATGCATCGCATAGATGAAGAAGGTCAATGTGCAGAAGCAGATGATTATGTAGTTGCATTATTTCATTTTGAGGATTATATAGAATGGGTCAAATGGAAACAGGGGAGAAATAAATAATGAGTAAATTACTATTATCCCTTATCTTCCTTGGGGGTTGCACTACTACCGATTGGAGTGGTAGTTCTACCGAAGTTAAAGAAGTAGATTATAGATATGAAGTTAGGCGAATAAATAATTTAGTTAATCACCTATTATTTACCTTCCAAACACACGAGGAAGCATACGACTATGTAGTAAAGCAACCTTCTCCTTATAGTGATTTAATCATACACGACCTTAAAACTGGAGAAACATTTGAGGAAACGCCATGAGTAGAGATGTAGAAAAGTTAATCGAACAAGAAAATGAACACACCTTGTGGATGCTCCACAATGAGAAAGCGGTTTACGTTCACGTTTATTATTCCCTTGACAAAGACGGCAAACGAGTCTACGATAGGCAAACAATGAGGGAAGAATTTGAGGAAAACATGGAAACATTAATTTCATTAAATAAACAACGAGAAGACGGAGGTATATAAAATGAGTAAAAAATATCAAGTCCCATGTTCATGGCAGATGCACGGCTATGTCGAAGTAGAGGCAGATACTTGGCAAGAGGCAGGAGATAAAGTATCCCATTCCGTAGCACTCCAACAAAACGCCCGCTCTTATGCAGAAGAAGTGGATTATTCTTTTGAAGTAAATTATGAAATGATGGAAGACGAGGAAGAACTAGAGACTGAAACATATATGAGATTCCCAAGAGATTTTGATGGAGCGCATCATGTAAATAATGAACAAGAACGCTTGGACGATTTTAATAAAACAAATAAAGTAGATAAACTACAAGACTTAATGTAAAATGAAATTACCAAAAGACTTATCTAAAAAAGAAGTAGTCGAGCATCTTCATAAGATTCTTAATATTAATGTAGCGGATGCGGATTACCCGCTTCCCCCAAGTTGTGCCAAAAAGATTTTTGAAGATATTTTCGGTAAAGATTGCGATAGAATAATAGCAACCAACCCCGATAACCATGTTTTGTGGCAAGCAAGCAATGAGCGCAAATAAAATCTCTAATTACAAGCAATTTTCGGATAATTACGACAAGATTGATTGGACTAAAAAAATAAAGAAGAAATTTAAAACAAGCTGGGGAGCAGAATACACACTAGAAATAAAAGAGAAGCCCCCCAAAAAAGACAACACTCCAACCATAGAGGACTTAACAAAGAAAACAAATGAATAACTTGCCAATATACTATTTAAGAAATAAGGTCTATAAAGATGCTCCTGAAGGAGCAACTATTATTAAGGGTAGCACTAGAGTCAGCGAGCATGAGCGGTTAGGCGATGGCGTTATCGTGAAAATTCATGCGCTATACGGCAAGCCTCAAGCTAGGCTTTGGGCAAATATATACCCAATAAGTTATCCTCAAACGGCAATTTTTGAAACCGCTTGGCATGAAGATAAGCCTTGTTGGTTCACGACTTATTGCACAGGGTCTTTCAGCTTGGAGCAATGGCATCAAATAATAGAGAGTATTCGGCCAGTAGAGGAATTTCTTATTCGGAAACACGAAGATCAACTCCAGCAATTCTATGCCCCCAAATATGGACAACAAACTTGCAGTCAAGCAGTATAAAATTATTCTCGATGAAACTGATTTGGAGGTTGTCAGGGAGTTGACCCATGAGTTTAATTACGCATTAGAACATAACCTGCATCTCGCACTTGCGGGTCATGTCAGAAAAGAAGATGTGCTTCATACCATTTTTAAACAAATAATTAATCAATCAAATAATGAACAAACAGAAAGCGGAGAAGGTTCTTGACCTTTGGAGACAATGCAAGGCAGACTCAAACGGCTGGGATGAAAGCGGAGTAACAAAAAGGACAGACTATAATCTAGCCAAGGAGGTGTTTATAAATCATTTAGAAAACGGAGGATATAAGTGTATTGGCGATGGGGCATATAAATTAGTTTTCTCAAAGAAAAACCTTGACTTTGTGATAAAGATTTATCATACTGGTTCCATTGATGATAAGGAAGACAGACGATTTAAATTAAATAAATATTGGGTAAAGCCCTACTATAAATGCAGTTGTATTTCTATTCAACCAAAAGCAAAAAGAAACGCCAAAAATAAAGCGTATAAATTTTTAGAAGAAAGACTAGGCAAAGACTATTGCGAGCTATTTGACGTTCATCCCGATAATGTAGGATGGGTAGATGACAAGCCAGTAATATTCGACTATGTGGCTTGCGTAGGATAATAATGAATATATTTGTATTAGATGAAGACCCAGTAATATCAGCGCAACAGGCTTGCGACAAGCACGTTGTTAAAATGATACTTGAATCAGCGCAAATGTTATGCGCTGTTTTTCCTCAAGGCGAGGCCCCATACAAACGAACTCACTACAATCATCCTTGCACCAAGTGGATTAGGGAATCGGTAGATAATTATGAATGGTTATTGACCCATGCTTATGCTCTTATGGATGAATACCTTCATCGTTACGGCAAGTTGCATAAATCTTTAGATGCGATTGCGTTTTGTGACGATAACTACCATAAACTTAACCTCTCAAATAAAGGCTTGACTCCTTTCGCTCAAGCGATGCCAGAAGATTACAAAAATCGCAATGCAGTTAAGGCGTATAGAACTTATTATATTAATGATAAGAAATATTTTGCCAAATGGACAAAAAGAAATACACCATCATGGTTTAAATAAATGTTTGTGCTTAAATCCAGAATATATCTTGTATATAATTTATTTTGTGGGGCGCACTTCATTCAAGCGGATGACTTGTCGCCTGTCCTGCCAAATATAAAACCGCTGGAAGGCGAGCCAAATAATGTGGCTGTATCGTTACCGACCTTGGATATTAATTTTACAGAGGATGAGTTAGCTGAAGCCAAAAAAGCTGGCGATTACTTTTTTATCAAGGACAACAAGGGAGTTAAGCGCAAAATAATATTTTTAAAACTAGAAAATATGCTGGCCTCACACCGCTCTACCGCTAGGAGCGAGAGGGATTCTTCTTTTTTCTCTTGACATTCTTCCTCCATGCTTTAGACTGGATTACAGAAAATGAAAAAATTACCTATATTATACAAATTGGACTCGAAGGGCAAAACCAGAGAATGGACTATTTGTTCTGACGCAAATGAATTTTGGAGCGCACAAGGAATTGTGGGCATGAAGATACGCCAGAATAATCCTACTGTCTGCGAAGGCAAAAATATTGGGCGCAGTAACGAAACCACTCCCGAAGAACAAGCGGAATTAGAGGCTCAAGCGAAGTGGGAAAAGAAGCGCAAGGATGGTTACACCCAAGATATTGACCAAGTAAAACAAAAAAAGTTTTATGAACCTATGTTGGCGCAGGATTTTAAGAAGCGAGAAAAGGAATTAGTTTATCCCCTATATTCTCAACCCAAACTAGATGGGGTAAGGTGCATCATCCGAAAAGAGGGGGATAAGATTATCGCTCGCACTCGCAAGGGTAGGGTAATTGATTCCATTCCCCATATCAGCGAAGGATTGCAGGGGTTTTTCTTGGCTTATCCAGATTCCATTTTAGATGGAGAACTTTATAACCATGAATATAGAAATAATTTTAATGCTATAATTTCTTTAGTGAGAAAGCAAAAGCCTGTTCGCACTAAAACGGATAGCGATGAATCTTTCGATAAAAAAGAAAAGGCGTGGAAGAAGGCGTTGCTCCAAAGCGCAGGGAAAGTAGAATATTGGGTTTATGATTCCCCTCGTATAGATTTTTTGAGAGAAAACCATTATTTTACAGTTCGTAGGGCGCATTTAGAAGAGCATCTAGGCCATGTCTCTAACAAGAGCATCCAACTCCTAGAAACCTCGGAAGCGTGGAGCAAACAAGCGTTAGATGCTAACTATGAAGATTATCTTGGACGAGAGTTTGAGGGACAAATAATTAGACAGGACGAGAGTTACGAATCCAAGAGAAGTAAATACTTATTAAAACGCAAAGAGTTCCAAGATGCTGAATACAAGGTGCTTGACATAGAAGAAGGAAATGGTAATCGCCAAGGAACCGCAAAGCATCTAGCGTGTTTCTGCGAGAAAACGCAAAAGACATTTAATTCTAATATAAAAGGAACTTTTGAATACTTAAAAGAAATCTTGGAAAATAAGGAGGATTACATTGGCAAATATGCTACAATTAAATTCTTTCAATTAACTCCAGACGGAATCCCAAGATTTCCTTATGCGATAGCTTTTCGAGATTACGAATGAAATTAAATAAAAGCTATGACCGCCTTACGCAAGCCTTGTCGATTGCAATGCAAGAGGCTGACGATTATGGCGAGGAAGGCATCAAGGAGATGCTGGCACTCATTATGGAATTTTATCTCAATGACGAAGAAAGAAAGTTCCATAAATTTTTCTGTGAAATTATAGACCGCTACAAGCGGAGAAAACATTTTTAAATTTTTTAGTTGACATTTGCCCAAAAATGCTTTTGAATGGTTGCATGATGAAAATTGCAAAGATAATAGATTCGTTATTCGTTGACCCGAAACTGGAAGCCCAACTTATTCTTCCCTTTGAGGAGTTTCGACCTGTTCGCAAAAAGAAGGAACTAACACTTGATTCTTTTATTGATGGCTTGACCTATGGAAAAGTCAAAGAGGGAACCGAATATTGGGAAGGTATTAAAGTAAAAAATGATGTAGATTATTTTAAGCGTTGGATTTTTGCTTTTTGTAGCATCCATACGACTTGGGAAAACAACGTCAGAGGTTACAATGCTTTAACTCAAGATTTGTCTTGGACTATTTCCAAGAAGCGTCTTATGGAGATAATTAAAAATAGCTCATTAGGCTTGACAAGTATGCGCTATAAGGCACTTTGGGACTTTACTCGTAAGTTTCGGGCTAATCCCAAACAGTTTTATAAGAAAAACAATGAAACTTGGCAGGAATGTCGCAACAGGCTCTCTAAAGAAACTTATGGAATTGGCTTGGCAAAGACTTCCTTTGTTCTTAATTTAAGTTTCCCTGTTGAAGCGTCTGTATGTTGCTTGGATGTTCACTTGCTCCGCTTCCTTGGTTGGGATGTAAAGAAGAAAGGGACTCCATCGCTGGTTCGTTATGAAGAACTTGAGCAAAAATGGCTTGACAAGTGCGAGGAACATGGGCTGGGCTATGGAGTAGTGAGAGAATTATATTGGAACAAGATTCAAGGTAAGCGCAACAGTCGCTACTGGTCATATTGCTTGGAGAAATAAAATGTTTACAAAATCTGCAAATTGGTTTAGACAGGAACTCTGGAAGCATCGTAATTTCCAGCAAGGTGATACCCTTGCAGGTTTAGACGAATCAGATTTGGAGTGGCTTACGAAACAAATACTCGAAAAAAATAATTCAGTTAACTTAATTATCTTGAGAGACAAGGACGATTGTCACATAACTGTAAAGATAAAAGAATTAAACTAATATGAATATAGAGGAAGCACTTAAAGTATTAGACAAAGAAGTGAAGCGGTACTGGGCGTTTCCTGCGAGTAAAGATAGTTCCGCAAAAATAATAATGGCAGTAGAAACAGTTAATTCTTGGGTTCAAGCTGTTAAGGATAAGATGAACGCTCCAATGGAGGATGAATATTAATGGAAATAGCAGAAGCCGTTACAAAAGTTTTAGAGTCTTGCGATGCCTATGCAAGTTATTTAGATGACGCATTAAAGCATACTCCTTATTCTAAAGCTGGAACAAAGATAGATGAAATAAGGGAAGCGACAAATATGGTTGAGTCTTATTTTGTTAATGAAACAAAAGTATTTGATTACTCGACTACGGAAGGCTGTATCCAACAAACCCAAGGACACAACAAAGAAGAATGAAGGATATTATAAAAAAAGTTTTAGAAGCAAACCAAGATATTAATATGGCAAGCGAATATGCCAGAGAATATTTAGCAGAAGAAATAGAGAAAGAAGTTCAGTCTACTGTTAATAGAATCTTTATGGAAGAATATGAATTAATTAGGATTTGGGCATCCAATCGTGAAACACGATATGCACAATTTCTCAATAACAAGCAACCTTTCCCTTTTTAAAATGAATAAAGCTAAAATTATAGATGACTTTGCCGATAGGCATGAAGATGAAGAAATCCTGCGAGCAGATGGATTAGACGAGGCTTGTATTGGCTGGACAGATTCATGGAATGGACAGAGCCGAAATATGCGGTTGGTTTATGATGCAGGAGAAGTTATAAAAATTTTTCAAGAAAGAGATGGAATGTCTTATGAGGATGCCGTAGAGTTTTATGATTATAATGTCGCAGGAGCATACGCTGGAGAAAGCACCCCTATTTTTATCAATAGTATTGACGATACATTAGAGTATGTTATGTAGCAAAAGTGTAATATAATGTATGGAAGCCTCCAAACACTACGAGTCAATAAAGTTTTATATTAAACGCTTACAAGACATCAAGCGAAATTTATTAAAATATAAAACCGAATACTTTCCCGAAAGAGTAAGGAGTCTACTTATATCCTACAAATTTACCATTGGCAAAATTATTAAACATAGCGACACTTATTTAAGAATAGAAAAAGATAATTGGGAAAAGCTAGAAGAAGTCGCACGAATATCAAAAAAATATAAAGAGTTCTTAACTACATTATAAATAATGAATAATTACAATCAGCCAAATCTCCCACATCCTGTTAAGTGGTTAGTTAATACTATAACAAAAGGTATGCAGGTAGACCATTTACCTAAATGCAAGGCAGAGGATTATCCTGACGATACATTTGTAATTAGGTTATCGCAGATCAAAGCGAAGCGTAAGACAGCGCAAGTAATTTACAATGGGCATACCCAAACCCATTATCATCCACCAACCCAATGGAATCCAAGTGGTCACTCTTATTCTTATCGCCCAAAGTCAGTAACGAATATTACTTATAGCAATGACCGCAAGGATTATGTTTTTTCTTGGGGAAGTGGTGGAGAAATGGATGATAGCGAATTTTATTCTTTTTTTCAGTTGGCTAACTCGGTGAAAGATTTCTTAAAAAAGATTTGACATTCCCTAAAAATCTGTCAGACTTATTACATGATCAACAAAGAATTTCTTAAAAAAGGCATTGGGGCGCAGGTTCGTATTTGTTGACTGTGGTTACTTTTCATCGCCTTCCAGTAATCCCATAAAAGCTGGAAACTTTATTTTAAATACAATGAGTAAGAAAAAAACTATGCGATATAGGATAAGGGAAAATCAGCCTGACCTATACAACAAAACTTATTCTGTTGATGAAGAAATAATCGAAGGTGGAACTAATGGCTACGATGGACACATTAACGATATAAAAAGAATCAAGATAAAGAAGGACGACCTAACTAATCTTATAATTTTTGCCGTGGAGCAAGGTATTTTAACTGAACAGAAAAAACAGAAAAGACAACAATACAATAAATTGAAGTTAGCTCCACAACATTTTCCGAAAAATAAACGGCTAGAGGCAGAACTATTTAGTCCAGCAGATGCTTATGAGGCAACCTTGTCAGAGCCAGCGAAAGCACGGCTCAAGGCAACAGGATCGGCAAAGCAAATAGCTTCACCGAGCATTGCCGACACACCTTTTTGAAAAAAATTAAAAAAGTCCTTGACTTTCCCTCCAGACCTGTCAGACTTGAGGAAGATTAAGATTAAAAACTGAAATTAAAAAAACATGATTGCTACACAAAAGACACACACATTAGTTCGCTCACATGACTTTGAGGAATCCGAATTTGGTATTGACCAAGAGGACATTTCCTTTGTCATTGATTTGCTACGAAATCAAATTTATTCCAATAAGCCTTTGGCAGTTATTCGGGAATATACCACAAATGCCATAGACGCTCATGCGGAAGTTGGCAAGCCCGATTTGCCAGTTAAGGTAACTTTACCTACAAAGTTTGAGCCAACCTTTAAGGTTAGGGATTATGGAACTGGATTAACGGATGAAGAAATTCGTAATCTTTATACTCGTTATTGTAAGTCCACCAAACGTAATTCTAACGCATTTACTGGACAATTAGGCATTGGATGTAAGGCAGGATTTGCCTATGGAGACAATTTTGGCGTTATCTCATACAATAATGGGACAAAAAATTCTTACAACGCCCAAATTGATGAATCATCTAAAGGCAAAATTATTCTTATGGATTCATCTCCCACAACCGAAAAGGATGGCATGGAAATTGTCATATCGGTAGCAGATAATGACGTAGATACGTTTAGGGAAGAATCGCTTAAATTATTTCGTTATTTTAAACTCACTCCCGACATTAAAAATCTAGGCGAGGATAAAATAGAAGAAAAATCTGTTGCATTAAGTGGTGAGTGCTGGAAACTTTACGAAGAAGAAGGCAATGGTAGTAGTTATAGCTATTATCATCGTCAGCGTAATTATGGAAGTCGTAATCAGACGATTGCCATTATGGGTAATATCGGCTACCCTATTGACCATAACTCTATTCAGAATCTTGACGGCAAGTATCAAGACATTCTTTGTCTGGACAACTTGTGGGTCGAATTTGATATTGGAGAGTTAAATATTTCTCCTAGTCGTGAAGGCTTGGAATATACCAAGCGCACTCAACAGGCAATTAAAGACAAAATTGAAGTTATTAAAACCGACTTGGAGAAAATTGCACAAGAAAAGTTGGGCGATGCATCTGACTATTATGAAGCGAAGTGCAACTATGCGTCTATTGTTAATAGCTTGCCATACTCTATTCAAGAGGTCTTGAAGGGTAGTTTTAAGTGGAAGGGAATTAATATTGATAGCCCAGTTATCAATAAGCCAAGGACTGATTGGCAAACTCCAGAAATAACAATTCGTCATTACTGGAAGGAAGATGATTCCGCAAATACAGATGGGTTTAAAGTCAAAAGTAAACTTGTAGACAGGTTCACTTGCCACAAAGATAATTTGCTTGCGATTAACGATTGTCCTTCAAATCATGGCTTGGCATTAAAAGCTAGGACTTTATT